TCGGCATTGTCACGCTGTAACCGAACAGAACACCTGGGTGATGGTACTGGAAATGCCACACCCGGAGTATGACGATGTAAGTGAAATGCAAGTCTTTTCACAAACCGATAACGCGGTATTGCAGAACACGCTGCTGAACTTTGTGCAAAACATTCTTTTGAATAGAAAGAGAAGCCAGCATGAATCGTAACCAGCTACTGCACGAATTGCGACTGCTGCCGGAAGTGCCGGTAAAAACAAATTTGCAACTCATTACCGACAAACACGGTACCCTGCGGCTGACTGCCAGCCGATTTGATATGGCAGCCGACTCTAACTTTGTCCGCCGACTGATCTGGCCTTTCAGCGTTGACAAGCTAAACCCTGAAAAAGACGCGGTGCTGCCGCTTTCCGGGTGTATTAAAACCCGGTATCGGCTGTCTGATGGTCTCGAATTTGTGGTTAAGCTGCGAAACGACTGCGAAGCCGAACTGACTGCCGATGATTTGCAGCCGCTGTACCCGGTGCCCTGGGAACCGGTGTTGCAGCGTCTATCCGACAAAACGCTGCAATATCTGCTTCAACTGGAAGAAAGCTATCGGGTGTTGTACCTGCATTTTACGATCCAGACAGTCACTCCCGATACTGTCACTATTGTCAGTTTGCTTTGGCCACGCACGCAAATGGAACTACCGCGTACTCTGGTCGATCAGATGCTGCAATACACTAAATACGCCGATTATGTGGAGTTTACCGACAAAATTCGGGTTCCCGTGCAGTCGCAGGGAGGTTTGCGTTACGTTGACGCGACGCAGGGATTTACGGTTAACGTCAAATTGACGCATAATTCACCGGCAGTACCGGTGTCGGAAGGGTTTTTGACATGTTAAATTCGAGAAAGAGCACGCCGCTGCACAGTGTCTATCTGGCGCTGCAAAGCTATGTCCGATTGACGGCGCAGGCAATTGACTTTGATACACCGACGTTTGAGCAGTGTACCATTCGTCTGGCATACAGTGATCTGGTAGTGCCGCACAGCAGTCTTCAGGCAATCTTCTGGCCGACGGAGCTAACACCCCACCAGCCGGCAGTTATTCACGGGCGCAGTGTACAGTTGCTGCCAGACGGTAAAGTCGCCGTCAAACTGCCGGGGCTGCCTGATCCGGTAACTGTCGATGAAGATGATTGCCAGCTATACCTGCCACCACCAGGTGGTGCGTTGTCGAAAGAAACTGTCAGAAAGCTGCTGCGGCTGACGGAAGAAAGATCGGTACACACTACCGCTACGCTGATTAACCGCGTCAACCGCATTTATCTGGTGACAGTTGGTTCGCAGACTTTTTTCTGGCCGGCAGATATAGCGGCAGCGCAACTGCTGACTGACCCGGAAGAAGCAGCGATGCCACACACTTTTAGTCTGCGAGGGAAAACCACCGGCAAACTGGAATGGCGCAGCAGCCAGGCGTTTTGTGAAGTCAAACTGACTGCCGACAGCCAGCCGATCTGGCTGGAAGCGCTGTCTTTACAAACCTGATTCAAACGTCCGTTACAAAACTTCTATATAGTATATATAATAGAAGTTTTGTAACGGACAGTCAGTTTAGTCACTTTTCTGACTAAAGCTCTATTTCTCTCTGTACGGCGATTTAAGCAATTTTACCTGTGTTTAGCTACCCTGCTGCTCTGTAGGTGCGTAAAACGCTTCCTGTCGCGGCAGGTGAAGAATTTAAGGCAGTTTAACTGTCAGGGAGGTCTTGTGTTTTTCACTGCTTTTAAAAACGGCGCAGTTTCGGCTACGCCACTGGAAGTTGCTTTCGGGCAATCTTATCGCATTGGTTTGACGTATCACAGTCGGCCGCAGAATCTGCACGAAACACTGGCTTATTTTCAGATTATTCTGCTGGATAACTATCAGGAGCAGACACGCTGCCGGCTGGTGCTGGAACTGTACGAACCGTCGCTGGTTGACGAAACTGCTCGCTATGCGCTGCTTGACAAAGCGATTGAACTGATTTATAATCGTTTTGATCTGTGTCAGATTACGGTGCCAGCGGATAGCTACTGGCTGCCTTTACTGGCCAGACGCAAGTTTGCCGTAGTCAGCAGCAAGCAGGGATTTAAGACGCTGGTGCGTCGGAGAGGTTAATCTATGAAAGACTTTATTATCAGCGTGACAAAGATTGACGCGGAATACGGTAATATTCCGTTTTTAGGGCTGGTACTGGAAGTCAAAGACACCCCTGAGAGTGCCGCTAATGTTGAAGCTGCGCCGAAAGTGTATCTGCCACTTAACACGGCGGTGCTTGACGCGATTAAAGCCGAAACCGGACAGGATGGGTTTGACGCACTGGAACAGGATTTTGCGCAGTTCTTTAAAGGGCTGCTGCAACGTTTTGGCAATCTGTCGATGGAAATTTCACCACGCAAAAAAGGAGAAGACGATGTTTCCTGATTACAATTACACCATTCCTGATTGGGCGCTGAAGGCACTCTACCGGGTATTTGAGCTTGGCGTAGGTGCACCGGAAACTTTGCAACTGGCGACTCGGCTGCTGGCGCTTTACGCTGATGATCCACAGCCGACTGTGACCTGGCTGCGAGATCGGCAGGAAGATTTTCGGCTCATTATGACCCAAGCTCACTGGATGTATGAAACCGGGCAGCTTGAATATTTTTTTGACGACGACGATGATACCGAAGTGGGAGGTTAGTATGTCTCTGGAAAAGGATATGCATTATTATCAGACACTGCGGCGACGCGAATCGCGCTGCTGGCAGTCACGTCAACTGGAAGCCGATCTGCAAACAGTTGAAAATCTACTGCTGACGACAGTTGCCGGAGCCAGCAAAAAACGCGATACCCGGCTGGCAGCGGCGGTTAATCAGCTACAGGCAGAAGGCAACAGCGCCTGGCATGAACTGCTGCAAATTTATGCGCAGTTGCAGCGTAAAGCTGCGCAGCAGCAGCGTTTGCTGACGAAAATTCGGGAAAAGCTGGCTGCACAGCAGGCAAAATTGACGCTGGTAGTACCGGCTGGCGCTCGCGTTTCGTTTAATCCGTCACGTACCAGAGCGCAGGTTGTGGTGGTGCGTGATGGCAAATCCTACACCCGTCATCTGCACTGGAATGGTTCTACCTGGACGGGTACGGCTCCGCTGGCGGAAAAAGTAAACATTAAGTACGTTTTGGAGGGGTAAGATGACACAGAAAACAACTGCCGTGACGCGGACAGATGCCCGTCACGTACTGGATGCCCGGACGCTGCGTTTTATGGCGATCTCGGCTCTCGATAACTTGCTGCCGCGTGATTCAGTCTGGGAAGAATACCGCCAGAAGGATTTGGTGCAGCACACTGACGCGCTGGCATTTACACAGCCGGAATATGATCGTATGATTGAAAAACTGATCGACGGCTTGCAGCACAGCTTTTTGCTGGCTGATCCGCCGGAACTTATTCAGGTGGCACAGTTGCAAAAACTTGCGCCGCAGCACAAATGGGATGAAGAAGCGGTGCGAACTGTCAATGCGCTGCTGGTGTCGCGGCTGGATTTAAATCGTCCGTTAGGTGATATTTTGCTGGAAGTGCTGGTAGAACTGAAAGCCGTCACACCGGCATCGCAGCCGGTGGTGTTGACGAAAGAAATGGTTTCGCTGGCAGAGATTAACCGTTTTCCAAAGCTGAGTGACGACAATTACTCAACTCTGGTTGGCAGTCATGCTTACCACATTGCTTCGCAGTATCCGCAGTATGAACCGGTGGCGCAGTTAATTGACGCTGACATCAAAGCCGGTACTACCTGCTGGCGTATTGATGCCGAAACGCAGTTAATTGCCAGTACGCATCTGCTGCGTAAACTGGCGAATGGAGATCGTATTGAAACCGTGCGTATGGCGCTAGTTAAGGAGAATCTTTAATGGTACACCCGGCTAATTTGCCGTCACGGCATATCAGCGACACTTTGACGCTGACTCCCGCCGAAATTGAAGTTTTGCTGCGGCTGCTGCTTCAGCCGTCGGTGTATCTGTCGCCTGGCGAAGCTGCTTTAGCCGCATTGCAGCGTTTGCAGACGATTGGCTTCGTCTGGCAGCGCGAAAGCGCGTACTTTTTGTCGCCACTGGTGAGCGAAGACTGGCTGCGGCAGGAACTGCTGCGGCACTACTATGAAGTCAGCAACTGGCCTTACAACACGATACAGGCAGTGCGGCTGGCAGATTTGCCTGTTTCTGGGTGGCGCGAAGTGCAGCACCTGATGGCAATTCGCCTGACTGATGACGACACGACTGATTTTCAGGGTTTTAACCAGCGAGTAACGTTTCATGCTCGCTTTTTGTATTTTATCAATGCCGGGCGTTTTTCCCGCTGGCAACTGGTATCGGTAACTGACGCGGCTACCGTCTGGCAAGCACCTCACGCAGCAAATGAAATCGTTACTGTCACTGACGATGCTCAGGGAGTTCGCTATGAATAGCAAGGAAGCGCTGGAACAGGCGTTCTATAAATTGTTCATTAATCCGGTGCCGCTGCCAGCCGACAGTGTGCCGCGGGTAAACGATATTCGCTACTGCGGCGTGACACTTAACGAAGCTGCGGCTAAAGACACGACAGCACTCATGTTGCAGGCAATGCTGCGAGAAAAAATCGCGCACAGCCTGTGCGACTCCGGGATGATTTACGGCTACCGGTACCAGCGAAACCGGCAGCGTGACTGGTCACAGGTGCCGACTGGCAGTCTGACGGTGCATGGTAAAGTTGATTTAGACGATGAAGATCGCCAGGTTGTCCAGTCACTTGAGATCAACACGACGCTGGAACTATACCCCTATCTATACGACAATCTGAAGTACGATGCCTTTACCGATGCGTTGTGGCATTTGTGGCAGGAAGAAGTGTGGGCAGATAACGCTGAATCAAACTATTACCATAATTCGACAACAACGGTAGAGTACTTCTTGCAGCATGTACGCCCGTATCTGGAATTGTGGGTGCGACAGATGTTGACGGGTGCTGCCGATCTGCCGACCTGGCAAACACTGCGTCAGCGGCACAAAGCTGAGTACAACAGTCAGCATTTGGAAGTCGAAAGTCGGTTAGAATCGGAAAGTATGCTTAATCAGGCGTATCGGTATGTGACGTACAACGACTACCGTCACGACGACACGTTTGCTAACGGCGTAGCCGTCAGTCTGCACAATGGCTGCGACATTTGTGGTGGCTACACCGAATACGTTTTTTTCTACTTTGACGATAGGCGGGAAGGGTTTGATGACACCGAAACCGCTTATCTGAGGTGTTCTCATTGCGGCGCTGAGTGGCGAGTTGAGAGTTATAGCAGCCGTATTCCGCCGGAATGCAGCGGATCAGTTGCGATAACTATCGAAGACATGGTAAAACTCAATCTGGTGACACCGCAGCGCTTTCTCGATTACATGGTTTCCCGACGAGTTCTGTACGAAGTTAAAGGCAGTGCTAAGTACAAAGAAAAAGTGAAGGAACTCTGGGAATCCGAGCGTCAATACTTCTTCCCGGAAGACACCCCGGCGACACTGGATCGGCTGCTGACAGTGCGAGATGCGGAAGCGCTGCAACTGAAGGGTCGTAATCTGGTACTTCCCAATAACGTTGATCTGGACAAAGCACTCGATGCCTTTGTCACCGACATTGAAGGCGATTTTGGTAACTATGTTTCTGGACATTTGTGCTGCCCGGTGTGCAGCAAAGGGGTAATTGAACTGTGACTGACAAAAAAGTTAAACGCATGGTAGAGCAGGAAGTCATTGTCAACGTGTCAACGCTGGTAGACACTTTGCAGCAGAACACTAAGCTGGCTGAGTCTTTTAACGAGAGTCTGGAAAATGAATACCCTCTCAAAGACGACAGTCAGTTAATCTACGAATTTGGTGATGAGTATCGGGAAGACTGGCAAGACTGCGTTAAAGATGATCCGGTAGACGAGCAAATGTCGCTGGCAGATTACATCCGCAGCGAAGAATCCGATATTTACGACTATGATAGCGAAATTTTTGAGTGGTGGCTGGTGACACCCTGGTTGTATTATCGCCTGAAAGAGCGCGAAGAAACCGTAGCTGACTGGTGTAATCTGCGCTTTTGGGGACGACGCACTACCGGACAGACGATTACGCTGGATGAGGTTATGCAACAAATTCAACGCGAAACAAAATACGCTGATTATCTCGATAAAGAAGAAAAGACGGAGACTGCTGCTGATGGCCAATCCTCAAACCCCCACGTATCTGCTACAGACACTGGTGTTAGCCATGACGACACACCCGCAGCCGGTGCAGGAAGTACTGGCATTCTGGGATAAAGACAACTCACAGGCAAACCTTGCAGTGACGCATTACGACGGTTTTGTGCAGTATTACACAATGCGTTTGCCACAGGAAACCTGGTCTGTCGGGCGAGGTACACTGCCGTGGATTAAGGTTGAGTGGCAAATTCAGCCGACTTATTTGCCTAATCTGGGAAAGCGCGACGACTATGCTATTGCGTGGCGTTTTGCCAGCACCGGACAGTTACGGTTTTTTGGGTATAGTCAACAGGTTCTGCGTCGCTGGCCGACGCTGATCGTCAATCAGATTAAAGGAGCAGATAACTAATGCCTGAGTTAGCAACGTATCTTACCGATCCCGAACAGCGTCTGGCTTTTGTCCGCCAGTTTCGGTATTACGGCAATTGTCCGGTTAAGAGTACCAAACTGTACTCCGCAGACATGAACGTTCCTGGTCATTTGCGAGAAGCGGCTTATGATTTTCTGGTTAGCGCAGATTACCAGTTTTTTCTGGATACCTGCCTGCTGTCTGAGTCAGATGCTTTTTACACTTTTGCTCACACCTGGCTGGATACTGAAGTTGATCGAGCTTATCAGGTAGAGCTTGCCGGGCGTAGCAGCGGGCATTTGCGACTCTACCGCGACGCAGATGATATTTACAATTATCATGCAGCGCAGCTTCAGGCAGGCGAGTTAGACGCTGTTTATCAGGTACTGTATGTCTTTGAATGTTTTTTCCAGCAGCTACGGCTGGAATTTCTGGATGCAGTACAGCGCTTTGCGCGGCGTAAGACTCGCCACGACAACGCCCGGCAGCAGTTGATTGCGGCTAACTTTGTACCGCAGCCGCTGCCGGCGTTATCGGGGTCGGGAGTGGCGTTTCTGGAACGACTGATAGCAATGGAGTCAGTTGCTGAGCGAGAAAAATTTTTGCAACTGGCTTTGCAGGCAGCAGGTATGTATGATGATGAAGATGAGGAAGATAATGAGTAACACACGGATTATTTTAGCCGAAATGAAACTGGCTAAGGCGTATGCCGACTGGCATCAGAAGGCGCTGGCAAATACCGCTACCGCAGAATACCCGGAGTTCACCGAACTACGCACTGCGCTGGAAAAAGCGGTTAAAGAGACTGGCGGCAGTTCGGCGTATGTTAAACCTGTTCCGGTTTTGCGCCCGGTAGTTGCAGAGCCAGTCGAACTGTTAAAGTACATTGTGGAACGTTACGGCGAAAGCTGGACAGACTATGTTACTTTTTCGCCACGAGTTGTTTTGCTGGATAAGGCAGCACCGGGAGTGACGCTGGTTGCATCGACTCGGTATTTTGTTGAACCTTACCCGGAGTGGGTAGACTTTAATCTCGAAGGCGCACAGCGGCGTTACGAAGAAGCTGAAACGCGGGAAATTAAGGAGCAGGAAAATGATGGTTGAAGTGTACGATCCTATGATGCCAAGCAAATGGTTGTGGGTCTTTATGCCGCAGTCGGGTTTGTTTCCTCACGAAGAACTAGCACAGTGCCGGCAGTACATTCGGCAGCAGTTGTCGCACGTCGGCTACTTCGCCCGGATTCGCCGAAACAGTCTTCAGGAAGATGTCGGTGTGTACGAGTATTACGAAAGTGGACGCAAAATCGAGCAGCAAACCGGTGAAGATACGAATTTTATTGAGTTTGGTGTGGAAGAAGTTCTGTTTTACGTGGCAGTTACCAGTATGCCGCTGCCGGCATCTGGCGTGGCACCAATGCCACTGCCAGAAGAAACAACGTACTTTTACTACCGATTTACAGCGCATCATTATGCCAAACAGCAGTCGGAGATGTATCCGTATCGTTTTTACGAAGTGTACCGGGCGTATGACGAAGCTCCGGTTCCGCTGGAAGCGTATTACCGCGGGGAACCCCAACCAGATAGTGCTATGCTGCCAGAACGGGTGAAGCAGATTCATGCTTTTCAGCAGCGCACTGGCGGTGCAAATTTGCATCAGGAACTGAAAGTGCTGGCTGGTACGGCGTTTGATAATTACTTTGAGGTTTTCGGCGGCGACAGTGTAACGGAACTGCTGACAGCCTGGTGTGGTGAGTTAAGCAGTGATTTAAGTCTGGTAAGTGTGATGGCAACGCCAAAACAACGCGAAGTTTTGGGCAAAATCTGCAAACTGCTGAGTTCGATAAAGGAGTAATACCTCATGTGGGAATGGTTGTTTTTAGTCGGCAGCTACATTTTGCTGGTACACGTTGCGGTAGCGGCTCCGCTGCCTCGCAGCAGCAAACGACTGCTAAGCTGGTTGTACTGGCAGCCATTACATTTCTGTTTTACTCAGTTTGAGCGGTATTTTCGCTGGTTTCGCCGGCAGCAGTATCCGCTGCCGGTTGTTTCCCAACAGGAGAACATTGTCGTGACTACGTTAGTCTACCGCAAAGTCAGCCGCTATCCGGCAGTTAAGTATCAGGAAGCCGGTTAGTATGAAGATTTATGCCATGCGCCATCGCAACACGCGCCATGAAAACGCATCTCAGTTTTTTGCTGAGTTTCAGCGTCAGCAGCAGGAGTTTCAACGACTGCTGACGCAGTTTGCGGTTATGTCGCGTCTGTCTGCACTGCACAAAGAACAGTTTGCCCGCGACTGGCAGACATTTTACAGCCGCGTCAGTGAACGCTTCTGGTTTACCCTGCCGGAAGAAAAAGCCGCTTCGCCGGGGGTAGTTCGGTTTTACTTTAACCCGCTGCCGGAAGACGGCTGGACGGCTTTTATGACTGATCTGTTGCAGATGCATCCGTTGAACTATCCTTGCCAGATCGTGAAAGCGATGCTGGCAAGTGAGATTGTGCCGCGGCGTACCTTGAAACCGCCGTTTGCATATCCGGTGTACCGCAATCAGGCAGTCCCGGAGAAGCTGCATCAGTGGTTTAAGGTAGGTGATCTAAAAAATAGTTTAGGCGCATCTAAAATTACTTTTAACATCAACTATGACACAGCCTGGAGTCGTCCGCGTGGTTAACAAAGCTGCTATTGAAGAATTAATGCTGGAACTATTCACCGATCCTGAGCGCCCGCTGGCGCTGCGTTTACCGGCGGCGCGTTTTTTTCTGCGGCATTTGCAGTCGGGTGTGTTGTTCGTTACCGTCAAAATTGACGAGTTGATCGAACAATGTCAGATTATTGTGCGGGAAAGCATTGAATACAGCAAAGAAGAAAAGCAGCTACACAAAGATTTTTGTCATATTCTGGTGGAAATTATCGGGGCGGCGTATGTTTATGTTGAGGCAGAAGCGGTGACAGCGACTGAAGTCAGTCAGGTGTTGGGAAACCTGTTGCAGGCAGTAGGCAGCAACGCCGCCGACCCGGATATGAACTACCTGCTGACGACGTATCCGGCGCTGGTTCCGGTGCTGCATGAGTGTAAGAAACTGTTACTTGCGTTACATGAAAAAAGTGAGTATACTGGTGTCTATATTCCACCAGTTGAATAGGACATGAGTTATGCGCGAATATATGCAATTTATAGGTTTGTTTAAGCATCGAGATAAAGTCGGCACAGTTAAACGCATCGGCAATCTGTATGTGTTTACTGCGCTGGAAAGTGATGGCACGCTGTTTCAGGATGTGTTATCCAGCTTGCCGCCGCGGGTAGTGCAGGATTGGAAAGACTTGCCGGAATACTATGTGCGGCAGCAGTCGGCTCTGACACCGGAAACGTTTTTGCGTGACGTGCGTAGTTTTGCCGAAATGGTAGCAGAAAAACTGGAAGATGATTTTGCGGAAGAAACAGACAACCTGCCTTTCATTGCCACCAATAGCAATGAAGATGAAGATGAGCGCCGCATTAAATGGTATTCAGTCGAAACTGAAGAAAAGGTGTGGGATTATGTAAAACAAAATTTAAATCATTTTAGCTGGTACCAGCGAGAAGACGTACTGCCGCGACTAATCGGTTTTTTCCCGGAGTTTATCTGGGGGATGGCGACAATTCAGGCAGGTATGTCCTGGACAGATTTAGTTCGACAGGTTTTTATTCAGAACCTGTGTCGCTGCTGTTATGAGTATATCTTGACGACAGTTCCCAATCGTGGTAAAATGAGTTAACGATCAAGTTAAAGGATACCTGTATGAACGACATTATTCCGGTTACATCTTCGGTACTCGACGAACTGCTGAATGTGCCTGACTTTCAACCGACTCAGCAGGAGTATTACACCATTGACTATGTGGTAGAATTTCCGCAGCGCAGTTCGCTGCAACGCCACGAAAACAAAGCTGGACAGCTTTACGCCGGCCCGGCAGGCGACACGTCGCAGGGGTTTTACGGCGACAGCATCAACTTTCTGCTGGTCGATGTGGTGGGAGATTTTTACACCCGCGGCAAGCGACAGATGGTGCGTGGTGGGCGGCAGATGTGGGCACACGATGCTGACGGCAAACGCGACGAAGCCGCTAATGCAGGTGGCCCGGTGTGTAAATCAGCGAATGGCATTGCGCCGCTGCCGAAATACATCGGCACTGTTTTTACCGATCACCGCGACGGCGCTGCTGTGACGATTGGTTACACTGCCGAAAACACGGCTGTGACGACGAAAGCGCAGGGGTGGGGTGATGAACACCGGGCGGTGTGCGAAACCTGCCCTCTCGGTCAGTGGAAAGAAGTTGACGGCAAACGTAAACCGCCGGTGTGTAATGCGTCAACGACGTATGTCGTTTATGTTCTGCCGCATACCGCTGCCGACAGCCACATCCCGGAAAACAAACGCATTACTACGGGATTTCTGGCACTGCTGCGTGGTTCAAATTCGGGTGTGCAGCAGGCACTGGAAGGGGTGTTTGACTCCCGTAGTTTAGCCGGTCGTCAGGGTGGCGGCACGCTGCCGGGGATTATCAGTCTGTTTGCGCAGCATCCGCGCAATAAAAATGCGGTGGTAGCGATGCGCGTCGGTGAAGTTAAGCCGCAGCATTATGCCTATGTCATTGGGTTTGCTACCGGCGTTACTGATGGCGCACCTGCCGGGTATGTCGCGGCTCCGCTGCGGAACGACGACGGATCGTTGAACGAATTGTTTACGCAACTGCGAAACAACCCCGACAATTATCCGTATATGGTGCTGTCGGTGCCGACTTCGCCAGTGTATCCGTCTGGCAAACCGGAAATTGTCGGGATGCAGGGGCCGGTGCGAGCCGCGGTGATGACTGTCGTTAAGAATAATTTTCAGAAGCCGACGCTGGTGCCGGATTTTAATCTTGGTCAGGTAGTGCCGTCGGAACACCTGCTGCCGTTTTATGAAGCGCTGCGTGATTATCAAACTGCCAATGGACGGGAAACACTGCTGCGAATTGCTGATCTCACCGCTGTCGATGAATACCTGACTCAAAATCCTCAGTTTATTCCTGTGCAAGACATTGCTACTACTGACGATCTCCAACTTTAGTTAACCGGATCAGCCTGCTCGGTGGCAGGCTGATCTTTTGTTTATTGCTACAGGAAGATTCATGGTGTCTTCACTGCAAGATTTTATTCTACAATTTCCGCCGGCAACGGTGAAGACTGAACGCAAAGAGTATCACAGCCCGTGTCCATTTTGCCTGCCGGATGGTACCAGCGACGAAATAGTTTTTAATCAGGTGCGTTTTTACGGGCGGGATCGTCTGGTATGGTTTGGAGCCGGGTTGTACTGCCGTTCCTGCGCTCGTCACAGCCGTGGACGCAATAACAATGGTTTTTATACGTATGATGATCTGGCAGACAAGCTCAACGTAACGTTAACCGACAGCTTTGATCTGGAATTTCAAACACAACTGGATGACAATCCGCTGCATATGCTCTGGACGGAAGACCTGGTGCAGCGCAGTCAGAAAGAAGTCGATTACGCTTACTGGCGTAAGTTCGGCTGGACAGACGCAACTATTCAACGCTTTCGTCTGGGAAAGGGAACGCTGTACAGTCAAGACGGCCCGGTGAATACCATTCCTATGCAGGTAGAACACGTCAGCGACGCTGACGAAAATGCCAGTATTAGGGGATTGTATTACGTTTCCGGGAGGCAAACCGGATTGCCGCCCAAGCGTACTCCCGGCAGTTCGCGGCAGTATTTTTGGCGCATTATCAACGATCCGGCAGCTACCGTTGCGGTAGTTGCGGAAGGCGAAAAAGATGGCATTACCCTGGCGCAGCTATTCCCCAACTGGAATATCTTTGTGTCGTTTGGTTCGACTGCCTGGTCAAAAGAAAAAACCGCGCTGCTTCAGCGAGAAGGGTATCAGACTGTCTGGGTGATGGGAGACTGCGACGCAGCCGGGGAAAAATTCTCGGAGAATGTCACGCAGTGGGCTAAACACTGCGGTATCCCGACTGCCGGTTATCTGCACTGGCGCGATAGTGAATACCCTTCCGGGTATGATGTCACCGATCTGTTGCAAAACAGCACAGAAGACTTTGCTCGCATTTTTATTCAGCAGCGGTTGCAGGTAGTAACGTATGATCCGGCGGGAGTGACTCGTGGCTTGTTCATCGACTGTGTTCCTGAACCGCCTGCGCCAGCAGCGTCTGACTTTTTCAGTCTGGATGAAATTCGGGGCAGTGGTGAGCATTCTTTAGCGCAGCAGGTACGAGATTTTTTAAAAACTTACTCAACTGATCGCACACAGCCGCAGTTACTGCTGCTGGCAGCCCCACCCGGAGCCGGCAAAACGCATACTTTAATTCAACTGGCAGAAGAAATTGCACAGCAGCAGTACGACCTGCGGCTGGCAGAGCGAGCGAAGCTACAGGAAAACATTGCCGGTATTCAGGCAGAGATTGCGGCACTGCCGGCGGCTCAATGGGAAGAACGTAAAGCGCTGCTGGAACTGGTCAGCAAACTGCAACGGCGGCTAGATGATTTTTCCTATGCCAGCATCGCCTGGTATGGTCAGTATAAAGATGGTTATGATTCTTTGCTGGCGACTGGTGCAAATCCAGCGCTGTGGTTTAACTTTGAAGCCCGACACGAAGGCAACTGTGCCAATTTTAGTACGATCAGTGCGATTAGTAACAACTATCACGACACCGGTCGGTACTGTCAGCTTGTCTGCCCGTTCCGGCGGGAGTGTGAGCAGAGTGGCTATCTGAGTCAAGACAGGCAGCGTCATCAGTATCCGTTGACGTTTTTTCGTTTTCAGCATCTTACCGGCGACCGCGGTGACGATTACCGTCAACTGATCGTCATTGACGAAAATCCTGGCGGGATTATTGACAATAATCCGCTGCGAGTCAAAGCCAGTGATGTGTATCCGTTTACCGATGGGTGGGATTTAGATGTTGAAGATCGGCAGCTAGTGCTGCTGATTGATCTGCTGACTGCCGCGGTGAGGGGTGCTTTAGGTACTGCCAGTGCGGAAACGCTGAGTGGCAACCGGTTTTTTAAACTGGTAGACACGCTGATTACCGGGTTTAACCCCGACTGGTCGCTGGCAAAAATACTGGCAGCTATCGACTACGATTTACTGGAACGGGTGTATCAGCCGTACTTTATGGGAGGCGACATTGCCACTATTCGCAAGCGAGTCGTGCCGCCGCTGCTGCAAGCCTTGTTACACGAACTGCCGGATTATCTGGCTGACCCGGAGTTTAACCGCCCATCCGCAATTCATCTGATCGACGGTGTGTTGGAGATTTACGAACAGAACCCGGTGTTGTTTCCGCGGCAGGTGCCGATGATTGTTGCAGATGCTACGTCGCTGCCGATTCTGTATCAGGGGATGTTTCAACGCGAAGTTAAAGTCTATCAGCCAAAAGTTCGCAATCCGGCAGCGGAAGTGATGGTAGTCCACGGTTCCGACTGGACAAAATCGCAGATTTATACCGAATTAGGTAAGGATTTAGCGCTGCTAAAGGCTCAGGAACCGCTGAATGAAAATGTCTATCATCGGCGCGTCGTCCGGGATGCGCTGGCAATTATTCGTGGTTTGCTGGAAAAACACGAAAAACTGCTGGTAGTCACTCACAAAAACATTCGAGAACTGTTTGAAGAACTGTTTAAAGATGATCCGGCTTTTCCCCGCGTCGCCTGGGGGCATTACGGCGCGTTACGCGGTACCAATACTTACGCCGAATATCCGGCAGTGTGTCTGATCGGTGCGTTTCGGGTGCCGTATGATGTGGTGTACCGGCGTATTAGTGCCTGGGCTTACCTGCTCAAAATCAAAGACGACATCAGTGCGGAAACCGTGATTAAACCGGCGGTTTACGATACGCAGTCTTCCGGTCACGGCTATCGCACGTTTAATCACTGGTTTGGTGATTTGTTTGTCAACATGATCGAGACTGGCGAGATGATCCAGTCAGCCGAAAGAATACGTCCTCATGCTACCGGCAGCAAAAAATACGTTTACGTGCTGGCGAGTCGCCCGGCGCTGCCGTATGTGACACGAGTAATTCACAAGAAAGAGTTTATGAAGGCGTTTATCCACAACAAGGAGTCAGATATTGAAAAATATTTGCGTGAGTGGTATATTCAATACGGGGATTTCCCCGCTTACCGGGAAGTTGTCGCCCGGTTTGGCGGTTCTAATTCAGTTGTCAAACGTTTACGTGAAAAAGTAGCAAAGGAGTTAGCAGGTGGAATCATGGAATAACTTACGAGAGAGGTTCAGTCAGCGTAAAAAAGTGCGTCCCCCCAAGCGCCGGCCGACTGAAGTCAAAGATATTGTTACCGCCGGAATGCAGGAAGTCGAAGCCTGGCGCGAAGTCAGCGGCACCGTAGCGGAAACAGTGTTTCAGGTGCCTTACCATCCGCGTTTAGTCTGGCAGATCAGTGAAGTTGCCAGCAACAATCTGGTTAAAGAGTCACCTTACTTTTGTACGATTTTTATGACCTGGACTACGCTGGAACGGCATTTACCCGGTACCTACACAATCCTTACCAGAGAGGTGTTATGAAAATCTACTTTAACGGCAGTCAGTTCTCCGGCGATGCAGTGCTGCCGCTGTCAGAGTCACATCAATCGGCGCTGGCTACGGTTTATTTTACGCTGCGACTAGACGAAAACGAAGGCCGAGTCTGGCGGATTCAAAGTGACTCGTTTCTGACGTACCCGTCGGAAAATCATAAACACAAATTGCCTTTTTACGAACTTGCTGCCAGTTATGAGCAAACGCTGAAAGACGAATTGGTTAACCTGCTGGAATCACGACTTAGCGCCACCGCACTGATTGACGCTATCGAGTCCTGGCAGAACAATTCCCGGATTTATTTTGCTTACGAAGAACGGCAGTTTCGGGAACGCGAGCAGCTTTTAAACGATCAACTGGACAGCGGCGATCAACTACGCAAAAAGCTGTACCAAGAACTGAAAAAAGAGAGCCGTCGATGACAGATGAGATGCAGATTTTAGAAATTAAGTATACCGGCTATGAAGATACCGGGTATCGGTTTCATGTCGTTGCTGCCGAAAACAATGTGCGAGATGCCACGCTGTCGGGAGTCATTCACAGTTTGAAAATGACTATCATTGTCACGCTGCGCAGCAGTCAGGGGGTGCCGTACTTTTTTTACAATCCCCGCCGCACCTGGCTGCTGTATGGTTCTTTTCCCGATGGCAATCTTCACAAACTGGCGACGTACATCGAGGAAGATCATTACTCACTGATAAGTCAGGTGCTGCATAATTGGATGCATTACGTCATTGACAGTGCGCTGCCGACATTGCAGCAAGAGACGCTGAAGCAGGAAACGCTGCGTCTTAAAAAATAAAACGGGGCATTGCAAAATTTTTGCGACTCCCCCACCGCTCTTTTTTAACTCTTTTTCTGGCAGTTCAGGTACGAAGTGAAACCGAACTGCCAGAAAAATTTTGTAATGCCCCGTTTCTGATTAATTTAAGTCGGAGAATGTCATGGCAGCTAAGGCTTTACGCCCGTATCAGCAGGAAGCGGTAGAGCGAGTGAAAGGAGGTATCGCGCAGGGAAAACGCGCCGGGGTAGTGCATTTTTTTACCGGCGGCGGCAAGTCAATTACCGCAATTGAAATTAACCGGCAGCTTGCGCCGCCGGATAAAGCGCGTAGCTGGATGATTGCGCCGGCTCGCAGTCTGATCTGGCAGATGTACGAAAATTATAAATACGAGTGGCCGGAACTGCGTGGCAATGTCGCGGTGAAAAACTATCAGCAGCTTGTCCCCGGCATCGGTGTCGTCATGGAACGTCACAACACACCGGCTGCCCGCATCATTGTCGCTTCTGCTCAGACGCTGGTAGATCGCACGATTGCCGACAAGACAGCAGCACCGTTTGCCTTGCCAGAAAAAAGCGAACTGCGACTGGAACGCGATGGCAGCATTCGACTGGCAAGTCAGACATCACGTAAAATTTTCGTCAGCGAGCGAGTCGATCAGATTCTGGCTCAGGGAGGTTTGCCGTCATTAATTCAGTTTGACGAGTGTCATCACAGCGTTAGTGATGCTTCGCTGGTGCTGATGCAGCGTTTGCGTCACGTTGCCCGACTGTTTGATCTGGAATTTCCGGCGCTGGTAGGTTACACCGCGACACCTATGCGGTATGACGGTCGCGGCTTAAACAATCTGTTTGAGACAATTTATATCACCCGCTCTTACCGGTGGGCGCAGCAGGAAGGGTATCTGGTACCATTTGCAACGCCGGTACGAGTTATCATTGACGACGGTACCGGCGACACGCTGAAACTGGAAGACACCCGTAACTGGCTGCCGCTGATTGTTAAAGCCGCCAAAGAAAAAGCCAGTCAGCGTCACATCATGGGGTTTACCGGCAAAGCGGGTGAAACTGGCGGAGTTGAAGCCAGCATTCTCATCACCGAAGCTTTTAACGCTGCCGGAATACCGGCGGCTCACACCGATGGCGAGAAGTGTGTCGATGTTGACGGCAGCGTCAAACCCGTCAGCGCTCGCGGCGACATCTACCGCCGCTACATGAAAGGCGAAATTCAAGCTCTGTGGTCATACGGTGTCGGCCTGGAAGGGTTAGACTTACCTGTTGCTGACTGTTTGTTCTGGCTGCGCAGCACCGACAACGATGTACTCAAAACGCAGGCAGTCGGTCGCGTCTTACGGCTGCATCCGGGCAAAACAGACGCACTGATTGTGGAGTTTACCGGGCGGGCTTTCAGTATCTCGCCTATTGGCTCTTTGTTTGGCTATCAGGTTAACACTGACAATCAGTATGTACCCGAAGAAGAAGAAAACGAAGAAGACTTGCTGCTAGACAGCACCGAGTCTAAAAAGCGAACTAAAAAGTCGCCTAAAAATGACGGTGAGAAACTGCACTACACCGTTGCCGAGATTATTAATAAGCAGGCAACTGACTGGTATCGGGATGAAAATGACGACATCTACAGCGTTGCGGTTTCCAGTCAGCAGTCACTGGTGATTGTCGCGCCAAACTATGTTGTCGGGCAGGCCTGTCAGACTGCTGCCGAAGCGATCAGTGACGTGTTGAATACCGACAATGCAGCGGCGCTGGCAGCGTATCCTTATCTGCAACAACAGCCTACTGCCAAACTACGGGAGTGGGAAGAAGCTTTGCTGTATCTGGCGGCGCTGCATCAACAATACACACTGTGGAGTGTTATCAATCAAGACAAAAACTGGAAGCTGGAAAAGCCGGTTGATCTGCTGCGTAACAGCAGTATTGACGATCTGCTGCTGGATGCTACCGACTACATGGCGCGACTGGCCGATCAGGAACAGCTAGTGAGCAGCTTCACCCGCAAGAAAGCCAGTTGGAAACGACAGGCAGTTACCGAAGCTCAGTTAAAAATGCTGCGCAGTCTGGGGTATGAAAACCGCGATTCCCTCTTGAAAATGGGAGAAGCCAGCAGTATTATAAATCATCTGTTAGTGACACCGCCGGTTAAAAAACAACTGGCGCTGCTCAAAACCAAATTGACTCAGGCAGGTATTTTAGGAGAACACTCATGACTCACAAAAAAGTTTTTGTAACTCTCGATGAATGTCTGGCGGATGCCGGCATTCTACACGGCAGCCCTACCGGGATCGTGCGGCTGATGCAGGGTATGCGCTTTATGCAGATTGAATTTTACGTCAAGCAGCATTACCGGCTGGCCTGGGTCAATATCTCGGCTGACGGCGATTATCGCATGGCGACGATCCCCGAAACAATGAAATTGAATTATTAAATGACACTCTATTACTGGCTGTTGGCGCTGATTCTAGCGCTGGTGATGATGGCAACGCTGGACTTAATGCAGCAGCAGCGCTGGCTGGAAGTCGCTACTCTGGCGATCAGTGCTGGCGTGCTGCTGCTGCCGTATGTTAAACAATTGACTGCGACGGGGGGTGAAGATGACACCGATGACTAACGTCACTCTTTACGTTGACGGAGCGTATCTTGCGCGATTGCAGCGGGGAGCCTGGGCGTTTCTGGTGCTGGATGCGGCACAGACAAATATTGTCTATAAACGCGCCGGTGTGATTCACGATTGTCGCGGCACCAACAACGTCGCTGGCGAATTGCAGGCAGCAACGCAGGCGATGCAGTGGTGTGTGCATCATCAAGTTAAACAGGCGAAGCTGTGCTACGACTACAGCGGCATCGAGTTCTGGCCAACTCGTGTGTGGCAAGCCAAAAATCCAGTCGTCAAAGAGTATGTTAGCTATTACGATGCTATTCGCCCGCTGCTGCAAGTGACGTTTACCAAAGTAGACGCACACAGTCATGATTTTTACAATAACTATGTCGATCTGATGACTAAACACGCTCTGGCAGGTGAAGTATGAATGTGATTTTAGTCAATTTTCCCTCACGCTGGTTGTGTTTTTATAACACAGGAGAACTGCATGACAACCGACGAAGCCATAACTCAATTGACGCGGCTGCTGCCGACTCACCCGGAACTGAGTTCAGTCATCACGCTGCTGGCAGAACAGGCGAGTCAATTGGAGGAAGCCAGCTATCGGTTGCAGGTGCAGGCGCAGCGCAGCTTTCAGTATGAATCAACACTTAAGGCAGTTTTAGGGCAGCTACAGGCAATGCGGCAAGAAATTACCTGGGAAATTAACACTAACTCAACGCTTTATCAATTTAGTCAGAAAAGTGACTAAACTGACTGTCCGTTACAAAACTTCTATAATATATATATAATAGAAGTTTTGTAACGGACGTTTGAATCAGGTTTGTATATTCAGGGAGAGTTAAACGATGAAACTTTTTCAGATGTATCATCAGCATGTACCAGAGCATCGACTGGCTATTCTGGCGGTGCAGGCAGCCGAACTGGTAGCTAACGTGCAGCGTTTGTCCTGGCATGTACAAGAAGTTGTGCCGCACCTGCACTGGCAGGTGACACTGGCTTCTGCGCAGAAGATCGAGTATACTGTTCGGTATGTGCCAGATGGCGTTGATCCGCATTTTCTGGTTAACGGGCAGCGAGTTCTGGTAGGCGTTCTCACCAGGACAATGCTGGCAAAGAAAATTACACCCCCGGCTCAGGGTGGTAGCTGAATGACAGAAAAAACGCACCTTGCGCGTTGTGGCAAGAAATGGAGGGTAGTGTGAAAATTATTCGAGACTGGCAGGAAGCGGATTTTTTACTGACTTGCGATACTCTGTCGCTGGATATTGAAACCGAAACCACGCCACCTACTTCTGTCTGGCAAAATAAAAAGTACGGGTTATCGTTTGTTGCCCCCATCATGAAAGTGGCACTATACACACCGGGTTTTCCGGGGGTGGTGTTCTCCGATTTTTCGCCGGAAGTTGTCGATTTTCTGCGGCAAGTCTTGCAGCGCCCGCACTATACCCTGATCGGACACAACATTGTTTTTGATTTTCGCAGCGTCGGCGGGCACTGGCAGATCACGCTGCCGGCAGGAGTTAAAGTCTGGGATACGCAGGTCATTGCGCTGCGGACGATGCTGGCGGAACCGGAAAAAGGCGAAGCCAGTCTGACTGCGCTGGTGCAGAAATACTGCTGGCGTGATGTTTTCCTGCCGCAGGATCGAGAGTTTTACGCTAAGATGAAAGCTTACCGCGCCGACTTTGAGCAGGTGCAGATTGACTTGCTGCAAACCGACAGCCTGTTCTGGGAGTATGCTGATCTGACGGCAGACGGCGGACGTACCGACGTAACGACGGCAGCCGCCTGCGTGATTGATCGTTACGTATTGATGGATACTGTACTGACGTACTATCTCTATGAATTTGAACGTGATTTTGTACAGCAGATTAGTCGGGAAACGATAGCGCTAACCGGGAAAAACCGGGTGATCGGCAAGTGGGAGGCTCTCCCGGAGTTGATTGCCTGGGAGCAGCGGATTAGCTGGACTTCCTGCTTGCAGGCAGCGACGGGTTCGCCTGTCGATCAGGATTACCTGCGGCAGCAGCGTCAGCTTTATGCCAGCCGCGAAGCCAGTGCAGTTGCGGCGATGAATCAAGTCGAAGACACGGTAGATACCTCACTGGCGTATCTGGTGCTGCTGGAAAAAATTCTGACTACCGTAACACAGCAGGCAACTTACTCCGCGACTCGGCGCTTACTGCAACAGGCAGTAGGGGTGTTGACGACGGCGGAGAAGCAGGCACTGCTGCACTGGCTGGATTGGTCGGCGGTGCCTGACAGTTCCCGCGCTGAATGGGAAGCGTTTTTGCTGGCGTTTGATCCGACACAGCGGTATACGCGCGTGTCGCTGGTGAAAGCTGCTCCACGCTCGATACCGCCGGTACTGGATGTGACGCAAATTACGCGGCGGCTGGCAGAGCATCTGTACGCAACTCACGATAGACTTAATCAGACGTATCGCGCTACATTGACCTGGAACTGGCTGCGTTACCGCTATGACCAGGATGCCCTGCCGCCGCCGCTGGAACTGATGGGAAAGAAGGTGTTTAAGTATTACTACATCTTCTGTCTGTGCAATGTGCTGCTGCCGACTGCCGAAGACATTCAGTATAACCCATTTCTGGTGACGCAGACTTTTCAGCGACAGATGCAGAACCGCATTGTCGCGGCCCCGGAAGTGCTGTACGGCGATGATTACGAAGATGACGACAGCATTATTTTGCTGGCAGACAACGAAGTTAACTATCAGACGCTGGCGGTAGAGACTGGCACGCTGTCTCTGGGAAAAAAGGCGCTGGATTTTTATCTGCCACGCCCTAAAATCGAAGTTGACGGCGAAGTCATTGCGAACCCGGATTATGCACAGCATCCAGCGCGGCATCTGCGTGAAGCGCAGGAGAACGAAGCGCTGGTGATCCGCATTGACGAACTGCTGGCTCATGCTGAACGTGACGGACGCATTCATTCGGTGATTTCCCGGCTGACTCGCACCGGACGCTATACGTCAACGACTCCCAACTTACAGAATCTTAATCTGTCGGTAGCTGCCGGCTGGTTACACGCCCCGGAAGGTTACTGGTATGTTGAGTTAGACTACAGCAACGCCGAAAATAAAACCGGCGCAATGGTAGCGGCGGATGACCGATTTGCGATGGCGACGGAAGGTGGCGATTTTCACGCCGCTCAGGCGGAAATTTACTTTGCCGATGAGTGGCATAAAGCACAGCGCGAAGGCGATAAAAAGCGGTTGAAGCAGTTGCGCACGATGGGCAAAGGCGTGACGTTTGGTTCGGCGTATGGCGCAGGCGCAGGCAAGATTTCGATCATGATCCGGCAGAGCATTGACGAAGCGCGGCGTATTCTGGCGAACAAAGATGCGGCGTACCCGCGAGTGACGCAGCGTAAACGCGAAGCTGCCGATGTTGCGCAGCGGCGGTTGCAGGAGGGGCAGTACCCTACTTACACGACACTCTGGACAGGCGCTCGCGTGGTGGTACCGTCTTTTTGGGAAGAAGGCAAGCGGCAGGCAGTCGGCTACAAAGCCTGGAATTACATCCAGCAGGGAGGTGTCGCGGAGATGATCGCCCGCGCGACGGTTGAGATTACAGAATGGCTGCTTGCAGCCGGCAAAGCGACTTACGTAGCGTTTAACGTTCACGACAGCCTGATTGTAGCGGTTAAACTGGAAGAATATGCCGACGTGCTGCCGGAGATTATTCGGATCATGTGTCGGCAGATGCCGGAACGCTTTTGCCGCCGCACTGTTCCCATGATTCATTTTGTGAGCGAAGTCGGCCCGGAAAATGCGCGTAAATGGGGTTATCGCCCTGGGCGGGAATACCCTTTCTCTCTCGATCATTTTGTGAATCAGTGGGGAGTACACTTGCTGCCGGAGAGCCAACTGGCAGAACCACCGGAACGCCGCGAAGCGCCGACCTGGATCGGGCCGGTACATACCGGCTGGACACTGGCAGCCGAAATGCAGCAGCAGCGACAGGAAAAGGAGAATCGACATGGATAATGTTTGTGATTTTTTAATCGTACTGGCGGGTTTGCCGCCGACTCACAATGCTGACGAAGTGTATGAAGCGTTTTTAGCCGGATTGAGCAAAGCTTTAAAAACTGAACCGTACTCCGACGCGGTAGTCTTTCAGGCAGGGTATCTGCATGAAGATGCGCAGACGGGTGGGTGGGCGTTTAATCTGCGTTTTTTCTTTTTGCTCGTACCGGCAAAGTACGGCACCATGACTCACAATCTGGTGTATCGTTTGTGCGATCAGTACTCGGCGCAGGCTTACACGTATTTTTCCGTCAGTCAGCCGGTTGACGACGATTTTTAGCCTTGCAAAAAATGACGGTATCGGGTATAATGCGCCAATTCAAGTTAAATCAGGATGAAGCCAATGATTGATCTGGAATACGCTCGCAGCAACACGCAGTTACTGGATATGATGCCGGCAGATGACCCGGATCGGGCTGTTGTCGATGCCGCCAGAGTTTCGTTTTATAAAACTGCCGGAGTTAGCGCTGAGAAAGATCGTAAACTTATTTTTTACTTAATGCAGCATCAGCACTGGACTCCCTTCGAGATGATCGAGTTAAAGTGGCGTATTACCTGCCCGTTGTTTGTGGCCCGGCAGTGGATGCGCCACCGTACCGGTAGTTTTAACGAAGTCAGCCGCCGCTACACCAGCGAACAACTTACTTTTTTTAAGCCGTCTCTGTGGCGCGTGCCGGCTGCCGACAACAAACAGCAAAGCACCTTTGACACGGAAGGCAAGTTGAACCAGCTTGAACTGCTGGTAAAGTATGAACAGCACCTGGCTGCGTCCTGGAAGCTGTATCAGGAGTTTTTGGACGCTGGCGTAGCACGCGAACAGGCGCGAATGCTGCTGCCGCAGTCTACCGAAACATCGTTTTACTGGAAAGTGAATGCCCGTAACTTTTTGCATTTTATTGAATTACGGCTGGCACCGGATGCACAGCAAGAAATTCAGGATTTTGCACGGGTGATGTGGGAACAGTTTCAGGCGCGGGTGCCTATTACTGCGGCAGCTTTTAATCAGTTTTATCTGCAAAAGGAGTCTTGAGTATGTCTACACTGGTATCATTGTTTGCCGGAGCCGGCGGGCTGGATTTAGGCTTTCATCAGGCAGGTTTTACCACCCTGTTTGCTAACGAAAAGTACCGACCGGCAATTGAAACTTATCGGCATAATTTTCCGGCAGTTAAGCTTGATCCGCGCAGCATTCAGAAACTGCGGCTGGAAGATGTACCGACGACTGCCGGGTTGATTGGCGGGCCACCCTGTCAGTCCTGGTCGGTGAATGGCAATCATGCCCGGAAACCACGCGGCATTGACGATCCACGCGGGCAGTTGTTTTATGAGTACATCCGACTGTTGCAGGGGAAGCAGCCAGAGTTTTTTGTGGCAGAGAATGTTAAAGGCATTACCTTTCGCGCTAATCAAGCGGCACTGGCGGGTATTTTGCAGGCATTCGATACCGCGGGTTATAATGTTGTTTATCGGGTGCTGGATGCTTCGCGTTACGGCGTGCCGCAGGATCGTTTTCGTACTTTCTTTATTGGCTATCGCAAAGATTTGAACAAAACTTTTGATTTTGACAAACTGACTGCGGTTTTCCCGCGACCTACTTTGCAGGAAACAATTAAAGATTTGCGTTACAACGCAGTTATTTATGGCACGGCTGTACCCGCAGTTGCCAATCACGAGTACGAAGATCGCAGTTTTTCTAAAATGTATCTGTCGCGCTGGCGGATGCGAGATTGGCACGAACCCGGTTACACGGTTACGACTGCCGATACAACGGTGCCGCTGCACCCGGATGCGTTTCCCCGGCCGGTGCTGCGTACTCACGCCAAACGTTATGGTTTTGATCTGGTACCGGGTGGTACCTATCGGCGGCTGACAGTCCGCGAACAAGCTCGCATTCAAACTTTTCCCGATACTTTTGAGTTTAAGTACCACAATCTGGCAGCCGGGTATCTTCAGGTAGGTAACGCCGTACCGCCGCGGTTAGCCTGTCAGATTGCTACGCTGATTAAGCATGATCTTAATTATCAGGAGCTGACATGGAACTCTTAACTCCCAATCACACACTGAACTCGCTGACGCAGGTTCTGACGCGGGCAGCAGAGCTTATCCTGCAAGAACGCAGCCGGCAGGATGGCAAATGGGGTTTGCAGCGTCACAGTCATGCGGATTGGCTGGTGATTGTTACTGAAGAACTTGGCGAAGTCTGCGCTGAAATTCAGGCAGTTACTGCCGACAGCACCCGTCGGGAACATTTGCGGAAAGAACTGGTGCAGGTAGCTGCCTGTCTGGTATTGTGGTTGGAGAGTGAATTAGATGACAACGTTTAAAGAACAGGCTGAAGCTGTCGTCAGCGGCGACAGACGACGTGATTATGGCTCACCACTGCTTAATCATCTGCGTATTGCAGTACGCTGGTCACTGCTGCTTCAGCAGAAACTGACGTTTAACTGCTCAGTTACACCGGTTGACGTAGCTTTAATGATGGTTGATTTGAAACTGGCTCGCAATCAGCAGACCTGGAAAGAAGATAACTTTGTTGATATGATCGGGTATCTGTATTGTCTGGATAGTATGCATTCAGAAATGCAGACGTTAGGTTACGCTGACGGGGCTGCGGCACTTGCCGGCATGTCGCTGTCGGAACTGGTGCTGCTGCTGAAACGTATCGAGGATGAAAATGCCACTGCCAACTCCGACTAATCCAGCGCTGCTGCGTTTTTTTAACGCAGTCAGCCGCAATCAGTCAATTCCGGCTTTGAAGAATCAGCGTGAGCCGATTGTCACGCGCAGCGGGCAGCTACGCTTTGTCGCCAGCGCCGATGTGCAGCGTTTTGTGAAGTCTATGACGAAAGCGTTGACTACGCAGTGGCAGTCGCAGGGGTTTGATCTGATTCGTCTGCCCCTGCGGGTGGCGGTACTGGTTGAAGTCTATAAATACGTCACTGATCCAACCGTTGTGCCGCTGGCTGACCTGGATAATCAGTACACTACGATTCAGGAGATGTTACAGGGAGTGGCGCTGGAAAATGATCGCCAGATTGTCGCTTTTCATGCACAGGAAGTTAAAACGTTGTCGCGTCAGCACCAGATTGCTTACTGCTATCTCTGGGAGACAGCAGCCGGCGATTTTTCCGAATATATGCAGTTTTATCAGTCGCGGCCTAACCGTTTAAATCAGGATGCTGCGGCGATACCATCTTTATTGTCGCTGATGTTAAGTAAAGGAGACTTTGATGGCTGATTATTTTGTCGCTCCGTGGCTGGCACAGGAAATTAAAGCCTATTACCAGCTTCATGGGCTGCCGACGACACCGCAGCAGGTAGAAGCCTGCAATCAGTATTTTTACCGTCAGCATCCGCAGACATCACAGCGTACTCTGCGCAAAGCGACACAGGCGGTGCGGCAGAATCGCTACCGCACCGAACTTAGTTCGCCGCATTACACTGCCATGCCGACTACGGGTATTGTGCCGTTGAAGTATTCACAGTATGATGAGTATATCGAACAAATGCGGGAACTGCTGCGTCGCTGTCAGAAAGAGCAGCGGCCGCTGCGACTGATGAACATTCAGGATGGACACAAAGAGCAAAGTGATCCGGCGCTGTGGGATTTGGTGCTGCTGATTATGCAGGATTTTAACCCGGATTATGTACCGATTATGGCTGACATGGTAGATAATACCCTGCTGGCTCCTAAAATGCATGGCACTTCCTACTATCAGGTGAGTGTCGATTTACCGTCAACGTTTGACGAATCATCTTCAACTTCAAGGGCGATGATCGCCTTTGAAGAAGCAACTTTAGACTGGCTTAACGCTATTAATCAGGTGACAGGCCCGGAGACAATTAAACCAGCCTGGCTTGGTAATCATGAAATTTGGCTGCTGCGCTATTTGCATGATAATCCTGAAGCGTCGGGTTATTTTTTTAAACACTTTTTTGAACGCCTGCGAACCGCTGGCGGGTTGTGGGTTGAAGGCGACACCCGCAAAGAACTGCCGGTGACTAACAATGTGATTGCGGTACACGGCTGGACAGTTAAGGGTGGTAATTATGGGTCAACGGCTAACGGGTATTTGCAGCAGTACGGCAATCATTTAAGTGTGTTTGCCGGGCATACGCATCGCCAGGAAACTGTCTGGGGGAAGCCACATCCATATACCGGCGGGCGCAATTTTGTCAATGTTTGTGGCACGCTGGCGACGCTGCGACCGGCATACCGGCAGCACGCTTACACCGGGCATAACTACGGGTTTACGCTGGCGTATCTTGCGCCTTCCGGGAACGTCGGGCATCATCTGGTTGATGTTATGATTTATCGCGTCAATGACTGGTACGAAGCGCGAGTCGGAACGTCGCTGTACCGCATGAAGGCAACTGTAGCTGAAGATTACGGCAATCCGTTATGAACCAGGGTATTACCGCCGCTATACCGTGGCTAACCGACTTCTTACAGCGGCAGCAATCAACTATGCAGGTACTTGCCTGTAGTCAGACTGTTGACGGGTTTATTGAGTTCTGGTTAGAAAGCCCGGAAAGACAGAACTGGTACTGGCAAATTGCCTCTGACGTGTGGTATAGTAATCGTCGGGAAACAGTGGCATGTGATTGGTGGTGCAGGGTAAAAAAACGGAGTTAAGCATGGCAGTCAGCATTTTATACGCCGATCCTCCCTGGCAGTTTAAAACGTACTCAGCTAAAGGACAGGATCGCTCGCCGGAGCAGCACTATTCTACGATGAGTATCGCCGATATTTACAGTCTGGGTGACTACATTAAACCCATTTGTGCCGACAATTCGGTTTTGTTCTTGTGGGGTACCTGGCCGCTGCTGGCGCAGGCGCTGGCTACCGGGACAGTCTGGGGGTTTACCTACAAGACAGTAGCGTTTGTGTGGGCAAAAAGCCGGCAAAAACAACCGTCAGGTACTACGCTGGATGCAGAAGTCAACTGGTTTATGGGCACCGGTTACTGGACGCGAGCTAACACTGAATTTTGTTTGTTGTTCACCCGCGGGAAAGTCAGCCGGCAGCGGTTTGATGTACGTCAGCTAGTTGTGGCTCCGTTTACCCGTCACAGTGAAAAACCGACAGCGGTATACGAAAGAATTGAAGCGTTAATGGGAGACGTAACAGGTGACAAACTGGAATTGTTTGCCCGGCAACCGCGAGAAGGCTGGTTGTCTTACGGTAACGAAATTACCGGCAATGATATTCGAGAGGATTTAAAAAAGTATGGAAACTAACTCACAGCGATTTTTAGTAAATGTCACCATATTTTTGCGAAGAAGGGGAGTTGGATTTGTGTCTGGTTCTCGTTCTGGATAGACGGGTGCGTTTACCATTCTTTCGTTCAATGGCTTAAACCTATAACTGAGGTGTATCATGGCAGCAATGACGGGTAAAGAACTTTTAGTAGCCGTTCTTAATCAAAACATTGTTGATTACTGCGAAGGTAATCGGAACGATTTGTCTGTTCGTAACTGGATAGCCAAAATGGAAGCTACCGGATACTGGATTGCCGAAGTGCCGTATGATCCAACAATCCTGGAGGTGTTAGAGCGGGTAAACGCACCCGGCACAGAATTTCTTTTGCTGCCGGCGGCTTCACATACTCCTGATTTGTTTGTAGAATCACAGTCGCTATTTAAATTTCTGGGGCTTACCGTTAACGTCACTGAAATAAAGGAAGCACAGCCGTATAATCGTATTCTGCTACTTAATCTGGTATGGGATCAAATCATCTATTTATGGTGGCACTAAACAAAACCCCGGCAGTGCCGGGGTTTTGTTTAGTTACTTATCTGAGCCAGCGGGTTCCACTACCGGGTCAGACACCGGCATCGGTTTTTCCACTGCCGGAAGTTTATCGGTAATTTCTTGCAACAGTTCCAGGCTTTCCTGAAAGGGTTTGTGATACGTCGAATTACTGGGCACACTGTTGTACAGAAACGTCATTGCTGTAGTCACGGTGTTAATCAGCGCCTGCTCACGGGGAGTAAGCTGATTATAACTGTTTTCCAGCCGGGCCATTGTTTCCGGCGACTCGGTGATTCGCTGCACTGCCGCGACAATCTTTTCCGGCCGACTCTGCCAGATTGCCATAATTGCCATGACAATTGCGCCACCGGCAACCACCAGCACCACAAAATCCGTTTGATCCCACATAGTTAACTCCTTATTTAGCTAATTAGCCGGATTTCCATCTGTCCAGCGGACAGCTTCTTCCTGAACTGCATCCCACAATGCCGGGTGATTCCAAACTTTAAAGGTACCAATATCGACGGCAGCGTACATCATGATATTTTTAATGCCACCTGCCCGGATGTGCTGCACCATTTCCCGCAGGTGCCTGGCGGAAGTTGTCACCCGACCGGCAGTAAAACATTCCAGATTGGCAATCTGCATCGGACGTGTGGCGATCCAGTTAGCCAGAACGCCGGTAGGGTTGCTGGTAGCTGCCAGTTCATGGCGATAAAGCTGGCGAGCAGTCAGCACATTGATAATCGCATTGTTCGCTGCCCGGTAGGTATTGACTGGCGCGAGTACCGCATAGCTGGCTACAATCGGTTTATCGCCATCGACAGTCTTGATAATTCGCACGACAGCTTCCTGCGTTGCCAGCGGAAAGATACTCAGACTGCTGGCATCGTCCAGGATGTAACCGGCGGCATTGAGTGCCTTACAACGGGTAATATAGTCACTAAACCCGGCTGGATTACGGGTGTACACCGAGTACACGCTGTCGGCCCACCACGCCAGACCTTTGCTGGCAATGTAGGTAGGAATAGTTTTTTCCTGCACTTCGATAGCGTTACAAAAAACGATGACTCCGTTGATGCCGCCGGCTGCTGCCACACGATCTACATAGCTTTTCATGGTGTTCGTGCGAGCAGTACCACTGCTAGCCTGGTCGGTCAGATAAACGGCAAAAACGCCGGTTAGTTCACCGGTAGCCGCGTTGTAACTGTGAGGGAGACGCAAATTCTGCTGCGGCGGCGTTTCCACTTCTGGCGGATTGGTGAGAGCCTGAAGCTGCGCTGCCAGTTCGGCTTTTTCGCTTTCCAGCCGGGTACGGGCAATACCACAGGCAGTCAGATTGGCATTAGCTGCTGCCAGCGCAGCCGTTAGCGTGTTAATTTCGGTTTCCAGCGGAATAGCTGCGTCAAGACTGGTATGCAGCGTTTGCGCAGTTGCCAGCAAAGCGTCTGTTTCAGTAATTTTAGCCTGCAAAGTGTTGCGTTGTGTCGTCAAAGCCGAGATTTGGCTGTCAAGCTGTGTTTTTAAATCAGTTAGTGACATATTAACTCCTGTTTTTTAACATAATGAGGAAAGCCGGTACAATTGCACTGAAAGCTCCAAAGCCGGTATAGAGCATTCCAACAAAAATTACTTCATGCATTTTTTCTACTGGCAGTTCTGGTGTTAAATCGTCTTCCCGCAGGCCAGTACACAAATATAACGTGTGCAGAAAATCAGCATATCCTTTTGGTTCCTGATTAACCTGATTTAAAAAATCCTGATAATGGGTTACGATGTCTTTGCGATGAACCACGGCTTTGCGCTGCTCGCGCTGCAACATATCATAATACGGCAGCATACCTATCATGTTTTCCGCACTTTGCAGAGCAGTTTGCAGCGCTTGTACGGTTTGCGCTAGCACCACATCATCGGGGTGAGGTGTCAGCGGATTGTGATCGCGTAAAATCGCTGCCGCAGTTTCTCGCTGTGCTTCGGTAACTTCATTAGTATACCATACTGTACCGTCAGAGTCAACACCCTCTAACGGAATGCCCGCCGCCCGTAACTCGCGTTCAAATTTGCTGACATTAACCTTCATAGGTAATCTCCATACCTGATTGCAGCAAGACGCTGGTACCTAAAAAGGTACCACTGGTGTTGCCGCGTTCCAGCCAGTAAAACGTCAGAAAACCAACGGTGTCGGTACTGGTATGGCTGTGAAAGTTCCCCTGAACTTCGCATTTTGCCTGCGTAGTTGCTGCCCCGGAAGTTCCTCCCAGAAGCGCCAGCGAACCTGACAGCGGTGCGGTGGTGGAGAACCCAATGTTAGTTGCCAGACTTGCCGCCCCCTGTGCATACAGCGTGGCATTGAGTGTGATCGGCACGTTGTTCATGCCGATTAAGAGGCTAATTAAGTTAGCTCCACTTGCTCGCACCTGTCGCCAGGCACTTGTGGCGTAAGTCCAGCTTGCGGTTGTTTCTAAAATACGCTGATGCAGCGTCAGGCGATTAAAATAATTCCAGCGGGTAAAGGTGCCGTGAGTTTGACCGACATTTAAATAGATAGAACCAATGTATTTTTTACGATTTGACGACGGTGTACCGTAAATTCCCAGAGTCGGGTACCATTCCAGTGCGGTAGCGCGAGAAGTCAGCGTAGACCAGGCGATAAATTCAGCTACCAGAGTACTGCCGCTGGCATAGACAAACACATCGTATACCCCTACCGGCAGAGTTCCCAGACTGATAATCGGCTGCGTCGATAACTGATACAGTTTATAGTTGGTTTCGGTAAGCTGACTTAAGGCAATGGTGTTGCCACGCCAGAACGTTAAGCGCATAACAGAGTTATCGGTGGTATTCAACATTGCATTAGGATCATAATTGATACTGCTATCCATTCGTAAATCATTAATAGCCGGATTAACATAATAACCACTTTCAATAGCGGTTACTTTGCCGTGAGTATCTAGCGTTAGCAGCGGGCAGATATAGGTGCCCGGAACGCCAGTAGGAAAAGCCGGCACGGCAACGTTAGAACTGGCAACCGTAATTCGTCCTTTGGGGTCAACGGTAATATTGGCGGCTGTGTAGCTGCCGGGAGTCACACCGCTGTCAGGCGCATCACTGATTGCAGTAATTTGCCCTTTAGCGTTGACGGTAACATCGGCTGATTCGTAACTGCCAGGTACTACGCCGGTATCCGCCAGGGTAGTAGCCACATCAGTTTCGATACCATCAGAACCCAGACGATACAACCGCCCATCTGTTTTGACGTACACCAGACTGGTAGTTGCCGGCGGCGTTGCCGGTGTGGTACTGCGGTGTGGAAACCGAATATGCGTTTGAAAGATTTTAAGGTTAGCTGACATTAATCATACTCCCCGATTACAACCAGATTACCGATAATTTCAAATTCGCCGCCGCTGGCAATTTCGATAGCATTTACCAGCATCTCTCGCCCTGCCGGAATGAGCCATGGCTCAGTCACCGGATTAGGATAACCAATGAGGTTGCTGTCGCCGCTGCCGGCAGCCCCTGCCATTGCCGCAATGCGATACAACGCGACAAAATCCATCTCATACAGACTGTTTTTGTTTTGAAAAACCTTTACCGCCGCCAGTGGGATGCTGTCAGCCGGAGTTAACGTCAGCGTTTCAATGACTGCTTCGGTTAGCGTGGCAAAACCCGGCACTGGCGTACTGGCGGCTGTTACCAGCGTACTGGTAGCCGGATCAAGTCCGATTAACACCCATCGCTTGTAGGCAGCGGCAACTGGTTTTAAACTGGTTAAATTCAGCGCACCGCCAGCGTACCAGCGCAAAGCATTGCTGGCATTGAAATAAAACCCGCTGTTGACGTTGACGACCATAGTCCCCGGAGAAGGGCGTACTGACAACTGGTAGATGAGTCGCAAGTCAACCGGGAACTCCATTCCCGATCCCCGATGATGACTGTGAATACCGACGTTAGCGCTGGCAGTTATCTTGTTAGAATAGCTGCGAATTTCGTCTTCGTTAACGCCATAGATGTAGCCGCTGCGATCCTGAGTCGGATCGTCATTAACGTAGCGGATTTCAACCGGCATTTGCGGATTGGGAGCGACTTTGCCACGATGAAAAACTTCTTTAAAAGAGCCATCTTTCATGGTGACGTAGAACTTGGCGGGGTTATCCGGGGAGATGACGGAAAACACACCATTAACTTCGTAACCCAGGTAGCCAAAATCTCGATACGTATTGACTGTCTGCGAAACAACTTCACGCAGCGTTTCTTCAAATTCTTCGTACAGACGCGGTGTATCGACAGGTAATTTAGACATCAGTCTACCGCCAGAGTACAATGTCGAATATAGGGAGTTCTGCCGGCATTTTCCCGGTACAAATCACCAATGCGCGAAACCGGAGTCGTGGTATTGTCGGGAGTAAATCGCAGCAGATTGCTGGAACCCTGTAATTTAACCACATCAAAGACAATGATCCAGTTTGCACCTGACTGATCGACATCCTGCCAGGTCACACCATTGTCTGTTGATTTCATAACCCAGGCAGGTTCGCTGTCAAGCTGTCCACACACGTACAGTGTTCCGGCGGTGATTTTATCGACAGTTAAACCGTGCTTTTTCTGTGACACCTTTTTGTTAGTGGGTGTAATATTGGTGAAAACAGGTGTCGTGGCGTAGTTAGCGACGCGATACAGACAGCTACGACTGCCGCTGCTGGCGGTTCGCTCGACTACTCTGGGGGAGCCAGATGCACCGTAGGGGCCAAACTCAATGCGCCATTCACGTTTGGTTTCAGTGCTGACTTCTTCTACTTCAACCTTTAATTCCCCCGTGTTGTCAGTGTGGTAAAGTCCGGGTGAAGTATCAACATCTCGAAAACGAAATTCAATCGCATTACCCGTACCCGCCAGAGTAAAAACATATTCATGTGCCGGATTGTAAGCCGGCGCTGACAAATCTACACCGTTCATCTGCAAACGCACATCAGGTTGCAGCGCCCACCCACCTCCGCCAGCCGTAGTTGATGAGTAAACACCGTCAGTATAGACGACAAAAGGTTGTGGTGGTACATCGCCGTAAATTGCGGTTCCTGATACTTTGACCCGGTAAGAGGTGCCTACCGTAGTTTTACCTTTGGTAGCTACGGTAGTACCATCTACCGGCACTTTCAGTGTTTCGCGGAAAGGAGTTGCCAGCCCAACGGCAGTTGGCACAATTTCCGCTCTGGCTTCCAGATATTCCAGTCGTTTGCCGGTAGTGGTAATGCCACTGAGCATATCACTGGAACGAGCAACGCGGGTATAATTACCTACAGTACCGGAGACGCTGGTACCTGCTCTGACAAACGTGACGCTGCCGCTTTTTTTGACTAGTTCGGTTTGCCCCTGAAACTTGGCGCTTAAATTCCATTTAACTACCAGTCGGGTGTTGTTTTCCGGTTTAGTTGAGTCATCACTTAAGTATTTAATGTAGGTGTACCAGTTAACCTGGGAAAAATCTACCGGCTGTGAAGGATCAAACGTCCAGCGTAACGTGACAAAACCATCAGTTTCACTGAAATGTTTGGGATCATCGTCTTTAGTGTCCCAGATTAAAGGATACGTTGCGCCGTCGGTGAACTCCGGCGAAGAAGTGACTGTTTTTTCCGCGTTGTTGCTAGATGGGCTGCTGGAATTAGGGATACTAGATTCGTATTGTGTAAATTCTATTCGTAACAGTTTAAACGGTGAAACGTTGCCGCCGCCGCCCCACGGGCCGGTAGCGACACGGGTGTTTAAAATAAAAGTGTCGCCACAGAGTGGAGTTAAAGTTGGCAAAGTAAATGAGTATTCACCCCCGTCAGGCACCGGATACGCAAAGCTTTCTACCAGCGAGTCATCGCCGATCCATAGTTCAATTGCTTCGACATCGGGGCTGTCGTAAAACACTTTGACTTGCGTTAAGCCGCTGACGGGGAATTTGCCTTCGCAGATAATCCAGGAGACGTTGCCATAACCAGGAGCAAAACGAATACCTGAGTCGAAGAAACCTCCACTGTCTATTGTACCGTGTGCAATACTCAAATCGGTTGGGGGGTTAGCTGCGTCCATAGTTATAATTTCTGTTGGCATTCCGGGTTCAAAGCCCTTACCGTGAACGGTAATTGCTCTTACTACCGACGAGCCACTATCCGTGACAGTGGCAGACTGCACAACCGGATTGATGACGGTTACACCGGGAATATCGGTAAAACCGTAAAATCGTGCTCCATTGTAGGAACCCACCGGCAGATTGTCTGCCAGACTAAACGCGGCATTTTCATAGAAACCCCGCGAAGTGCCGCCGACAGCAATTGTTAAATCGGCATCAAACGTAATACCACTTAAAGTATACGCTACCGCTTCGGTAATAGTGAGGCTAACACCGCTTACACCACCGGCAAAGTTACCCATCACCCCCACACCTGCGGTAAAGGTACCTCTGGTGACACTGACTTCGGGTGGTAGAGTTTCGCCATCAAGACGATATGTGCGTGACCAGCTTCCGCAATCGTAAGCACCGCCGGGTACGCCGCCGTCGGCTGGTGTTTCACTGCCTTCAATCGAGCGAGCTTCTTCTTCTTTCGCGTCTTCTGCCAGAGCGCCTGCCCAGGACGATAAATACAGCGTTGTGCCGCGGGCAGTTAGCGAGCAGCAGGGAGCATCAAAAGTCGGGCTGCCGCTGATAACACTAAACGCGCCGCCGGCAGTTGACGTGAACAATTGATATTTGTTGCTGGTGGTGTGTAAGCCGCTGCATACTGTGCGAGTTCCATCTACCAGTAGCTGTAAATCTTTGCTGGAAAAGTTAGCATCGGTGGTAGTGAGTGAACCGCAGGCAGTAGCGCTGGCAGACCAGACTCCGTTATCCCGAAAAAAGACTCGCACACCGTTTTCACAGAGCCAGGCGGCAGCGGCAAATACGCCGTTAGCGCTGCAATCAATCGTGCCGACATTGTTAAAGGCTCCCCCGGAAAAAGAGCGGGTAGCCTCTTTTGTCCAGGATACAGTCGGAGCTTTAATATTGGAGCAGCGCCAGAAAGTAAAAGTTGTTGGTGAAGTCAGGTAAAAAGCATAAGCTACCACATTACCGGTTGTTGCCGGATTGAGTTTCGCGCAGTAATCTAGCAGCATACCTTTTTCTGCCGGCGGTGTTACTTTTTGCCAGACAACATCATCGCTGAGAAATTCAAAAGTACGGTACAGATCGTTGCCAGTTGCCGTCACACAGAACCCGACTGGCAGCGGATCGGGAGTAGGATTTTCCGGTGTTACCGGCGGCGTAAAATCGGCAATAGTGAACCCGGTGTCGGGCAGCGGCGGCAGCGGTGCAACTGTCCAGTTGCCGGTATCGACCGGTGACGGAGCCACCCATTCTTCTTTTTCAATTTTCTGAGTTAACCCCGGAACCCCGTCAGTCAATTCTGCCAGCGTTAAAGTGATACGTTTAGAAGGCGACTTTTCGGAATTGCTGTGAGCGACACTCACATCTTCAATGACAAAAGTCAGCGAAGATGGAATGACATAACCGGCAGTGTTGTCTTCGTTATATTCAAGCTGTACCAGTTCGCCCCAGGCTGCTTCAAAAACATCGTAGTTACCAATGAGCGTCACGGAGATGCTTTCAAAGCGACTGTTGCGACGGGCATAAAGCTGCCCGGTTTTGTAATTGAGTTCTGTTTGTGAATCGACTCGCCAGAAAAATTCTTCCTGCCCGTCGCCATCGCCGGCATAGTTACCGGGAGCGTGAGACTTCATTAACACCGGTTCCGCTGCTACGCCGTCCCACGAACTGCCGCTGCCAATAACCAGCCCGACACTGCGAGCTTCACGTTGAGTCACGCTTAACCCATCCAGCGTTAAGTCACTGGCAGTTAAGATCGTAATGACGGGTACTGTACTGCGGTCAGTCAGGTAATACACGTCTTGCTCAATCCAGATGCCGTTGTTGCTGTCTGCTCGACACAGGTTGCCATACGCGGCAGCTACGGTAGTAAGCTGATTAAATAATTTGTCTTTAGCGGCGGTTTCGGCGCGATCTGTTGCGCCGTCTATTAGCGGTAAATACAGATTAGCGGAGAGCAAAGCTGTTGAATACTCGCGCAGCAGATAGTGAATAACTTTGTTGCAGGTAATGTCTTCCATTTCAAACCATTTACGCGGCAGGCGGTTAAAGTCAGTAAGCTGTGTGTTAAAGCCATTGACGACTTCACTCAACCAGCCTTCGACTCCCAGAACATCAATTGTCACGGTACCGGCGTTCTTAACCGGCGTAATTGACTTAACAAACAACCAGCCGGTGAACTGCCCGACGTAGGTTTCCGGCGGCGCAGAAGTATAAAAATACGGTTCTTCCCAATAGACAATGAGAGCGCCATACGGTAAATCGGCATCGGTTGCCGTTTCGTTTTGCCCGAAAATCCGAAACGACATCCGTCGCCCTTCTTTGCGGCTATCTTTTTCGCAGTTGAAGCCACGATCATTGTTTTCAAAGGGGGTAAAGGTGGTGCGGTCGTGGGCAATTACCGGATGGTACCGCGCAGGTGATTTTTTGCCCGTCACGGTATCGGTGACAATCAGGCGAATATGTCGCGCTCCTACTGGAAAATCAACTTCGATTTCGGCGGTAGTGGCACTGCCGGTGACGTAAGTACCGTCGCCAATTGACCATTCATATTGCAGCGGATTGGTGCCAACCATTGCCCGACTGTGAATAGCGGTAAATTTCAGTCGCAGCATTTCAGTCGTAGCATCGACAAAGCCAGCACTTTGCGCGTATAGTTTTCGCCCAGGTTCGGTAGAAGGGCGATTGATATTGGCAATCGGCACAATGTTAACATTTTGATCGACATAGACTTCATCATAGTCGTGATATTCGATAAAGTCAGTCAAAATTCCGCTGGAACCTTTGCTAAGCGCTTGCAAACGCAGAGTACGCTGCGCGGGGCAAAAATTTTCAATAACGGTAATATACGCTTCATCGACAGCCGTTAACTGACCGTAAGGCGTTTCATTAATAGGAATAAGTAAATTAACATCGTCAATTGGACCTCGCAGCGTTGTCGTGCCAATTTCTTTGCCGCCGGGAGTAGTTCCTACCAGAATCCGCATCCCTTCATAGCAGTTTTCCGGGTCGCCGGAAGAGTCTTTATACCGAAACATAAAAATGCTGCTGCTGATGCTATCCAGAAATATACCGGCAGTTGCAGTAGGGGTGCTGGTAGTTTCTGCCACGCCATCAATGCGGGCGCTAAACAACACAATTTCCGGGAACACCGACAAATACTTGCGCGTTGTCTGCGGAAAAGTGCGAATAGCGGTGTCTTCAGTCGTTGTCAGTTGCGGCATATATTACCTCAAAGTGGCGAGCAGCTAAAAATTATAGCACAGCCAGGTATTTTTGTCAAGGAATGATCCGTAAGTCAAGAAACCGAAATTCCAGTTCGCGCCATTCATAGCCATTATACTTTTGCCCGATGTCGTCAGGCATTTTAAACACTGCGTTGTAGTTGCCCCAGATAGCTGAGTACGGATCAAACGCTCGCAGCGTACAGAGTGCGTCTCGCTGCGAAGTCATTCCCAGAGTAGTCTTTAGCAATTGAAATTCCTTTTGCGTCAGCGCCGGAAAGCGCCAGATGACATACGGCAAACCCACCGGCACGGTGCGTTTTTTACCACTTTCTTCCTGCGTTTCGCTGGTATACCAGACAGCATCAATGTAATTTTCATACAATTCAAATGCTGGTGGCTGCCAGTGATGCAGCGGTTTTAGCTGCAAAGCATTGTTTTCACCGGCAGCCAGCATTGGAAAATAATCTTTGATTACTGCCATAGTTGTTACCCCCGTAACCGTTTCAGCGCTGAAGTTAAGCCGCTAACAACCTGACGTTCTACCATTGCTGCCAGTTCTTTAGGTTCCGTGCTGGCATTGTTAAACTGCATCCCGGACAGGTCAACGTTGACTACCAGATTGCTGCCTCCCATACCTGCCGCAGCTACCCGCGGCGGAGTGACTTTGCCATAACCAGGAGACATGAGATAATGCTTGCCTTTGATTGACAGCAGTTCCGGCTTTTGCCGTTCCATGACTTCATACGCTCCGGCTGAACTCACCATACCCCCCGATTCGCGTCCGCCAAGAATGCGGGTGATGCTGCCTAACGCGCTGCCCAGGAAGCTGCTGGATGAGGGGCGGGTAAGCGCCGGGCTGGCTAAACCGGCATTAACAAAGGGGTTAACCGGCGCAGCCGGTACTCCCGGCAAAGACACGGGAGCCGGAGCCGGGCCAATTGCCGGCGTGCGACCAAGCAGCGAATTAACTGCTCCTGAAACCACATTTGCCAGCGAGTTTAACGCCGAAGCCGAACCCGGCACCAGAGCATTTAAGGCATTTAGTGCGGTGCTGACAAAGCTGTTGACAATCTGCGAACCATTCTGCCCGAAGACACCCATTGCCCGCAGTCTTTCGGCAGCGGCGGTACGTTCTGCCTGAATCATCTGGTTAACTGCTGCCTGCGCCAACCGAATTTTTTCCTGCCCTTCAGTCCGCGCCAGCGTCAGTTGTTCCATTAGTTCGGCGCGACGGGCAACCGCTTCGTTATAAGCAGCGGTGCGATTGCGCTGGTATTCTTCCTGACGACGCTGTTCAGACAGGGCAAAGTCTTCTGCCCGACGTTGTTGTTCGAGCGTGTACTGGTCTTCTTGCTCGCGCAGACTGGTTTCCCGGCTGCGGACGGCATTCTGGGCGGCAACTGAATCTCGATTGGCAATCGCATCCTGAATAGCTTCGGAACTGCTTTTTTCAATTTCCAGCAACTGACGTTGGTGATCGGCGGCATTACGCTGTGACTCACGGTAAAAATCTTCAGTATTACGCGCTGTTTCCTGTTCAAAATTTTGCTGCGCTTCCAGTTCTTTTTGCCGATAGTCTGTCGCCAGGTCGGTGATCTGATCGAGTAGATCACGTTCTTTTTCCGCCAGATCGTCTTGCGCTTGCTGCAAATCTTCCAGCGCAGCCGCTTTATCTTCGGCTGCCTTAGCTGCCGCCGCAGTCAAGTCTTCTACGTCGGTATCTTCTTCGCCAGTCGGGTCTTCCAGCAAAGGCTGATCGCTGTCGCCAGTCAGATAGTTGATGTCGATAGTATTTTCTGCATTGTCAGCGACATCTTCTTGATGCTCTTTTAGCAGTTTTTCGGCTTCGCCAAGTAATGTAGCAAATTCGTCAATAGTAATTTCTTCGTTATTGAGCTTCATTTGCAGGTTAACGCGAGTCAGTTCCAGATCGCGGGTGACGCTGGCATCAGCTAACGCTTTATCCAGCAGTTCAATTTGCTGATTGAACTGTTCGGGGTCAATTACGCCGCGAGTTAAGTCACTCAAAAGCTGCTCACGGGCAATGTTTAAGTCTTTACTCAGTAAGTCAAAGCTGTCTTCGATGACTTCAGTTGTTTCCAACCGGAAAACCGCATCGGTAATCTGCCCGGTTTCTAGCTGCTCCTGTAATTGAGCAATACGGGCAATGCGGGCAGTATTGTTAGCTTCTTGCAGCGTTTGAATTAGTTTATTGACTGCCTGCGCGTATTCATCTATGGTTTCGGTGCCCTCTTCGAGTGTCTGATGAAATTCCTCAAACGCGGTTTCCCGAACTTCTTCATTGATTTCTTCCAGTGAATAGCTGGCATTAATTACTTCGGCAGCATTTTCTTTCAGCACCAGATTATTTTCAACAATAGCGTAACCTAGCGCATCAAACGCCTGAGTCAGGCTGTCAGTTTCTTCAATTACTCCCTCTAAGCGCAGTACGTCAAGCTGCGTTGCCAGTTGTTTGACATCATCGGTAAGTTCAGGTGGAATACCTTCGGCATAAGTTGTTTTTAAAGCTTGAATATCGAGCAGCCAGTCGTTGATGTATTCTTTATTAGTTGCCAGTGCCTGAATAAGCTCCGGGCTGTTAAGCAGAGTACTGATAGCTTCAATATCGCCACCCGTGTCGAGTTTGAAAAATTCGTCAATCTGCCCGGCGCGACTCAAAGTTTGAATAACTGACTCAACAAACAACGCATCGTTTTTAAACGCTTCGGCTGCCGGAGTCAGACTGCCACCCCACATATCATTGAGCATAGCTTCCAGCAAATCCTGATTGGATTTTAAGACAATATCCAACCCCAGAGGGTCTTCGGCATTATTGTAAACTGAATTTAGCCCTTCCCAGAAAGATTTACCGGCAACAATGCCGTTTTCATAATAGTCTTTAGAAACCTGAGCAAACGCATCCTGAAAGCCAAAATATTGTAAACTGCCCAGGCTTTGCGCAGACGGATCGGTATCGCCAAGCGCACTCTTTAAATCGCTAATTGCAATTTCAGCACGAGCGCGGATGTCATTTAAGATCGACAGCAGTCTATAGAACATTTGCGTGAAGAACTGGTCAATTTCATCCCGGTAAACCGACGCTAAGAATTTAAGCTGGAAGAATGTTTCTTTGATTTGTTTACCGATGTCGGTACCCACAATCGGGGAGAAGAAATTGAGTAATGCGCCGGTAAAATCTTCAAAGAAAGTGAGGATACCACTAATTAACCCATTTTTAAACATATCATCTAAGCCACGCAGCAGCGACACAAACGCCTGGAAAATTATTAAGATTGCGCTTGCTTTAAACATGCCGCCAGCCGTATTGACTGATTTGCCTACCAGCTTAATGGCAGCAGCCAGCAGCGTAAAAGCTAACGCTGCATCTTTTACAGGCTGCGGTAAACTAATGAGCAATCCGGTAACAGTCTTGATTGCTATTTCAATTGTTTTAAAAACACCCGAAATAACACCTAACCCGATTTTAATGAGTTGATTAACAATTGCGGTAACAACCTGTAACGCCTGCACGATAAACAATATCAGATTTTTTATTAAAGGAATAATTAAGGATATAGCGGCTGCAATTGCGTTAAAAGGGAGTTCGAGAACAGCAATAAAGGGTTTAATAAAAAATGTACCTTCTCCAAAAATTTGATTCAGAACCTGCTCTAACACACCTTTAACAACGGCAATAACATCGCTTAAGCGGCTGGTAAATTGCGTTATCATGTTATCCGCGGGGAGCAGTGCGTTTAAGATGTTTACCGGATTGCGTTGTTGAGCAAGAACTTCGCTTGAAGTCATAGCATCTTCAACAATACCCGTAAATTTGGTTTTAAATTTTTTAGCTTCAGCTTCCGCGGCATTGGTAAAAGTAGTTCCCGCTGTTTTTCCGGCCCTTTCGATGATGTTTTTGGTGGGGCCGCTGATTGCAGAATTGACAAGTGCAGCAATTGCTACCCCCAACACACCGACAACAGCCGCCGCCGCTACCAAAAAGCCAGTTGGAATACTCCCCGCCAGAGTAAAACCCAATAGTCTACCGAGTGCAGTGATGGGAGGAAGCAGCAGTGATTGTAAAATACCGACTGCGCTGGTAACGATTAACGGCAGAGTGTTGAAGGCAAGGATGCTAACCGCTCCTGCTAACACTGCAATACTCGCAATAGCAATTGCTCCGGCAATGCGGTTGGGGAACAATTTAAGCAGTTCGTCAAAGACTTTGCTAAATCCTTCGTACAAGAGTTCTGGGACAAATAGCAGAACTTTAAGAATTATTTGCCCAAAGTCTTGTTCATTAAAAGCTTTTGACAGCATATAAATAGTGTTGCTTTGTATATCTACCCCAAGTCGCTCGAAAAACGCACCTAAAATTAAGCTAATCGAAGACAAAGAAATTTGTAAATTAGTCAAAAAGTCATTAATAGCCTGCGATATATTAATTTCTCCGCTAAACACCCCAACAAGTTGTTTTAAAAAATTAACAACAACACCCAGTATTACCGGGATACTGTTAATAGCCGTAGAAAAGTAGTCTAATATTCCCTGAATAAAGGTAGCTACTTTATTTAAAATCAAAGGCACATTGCGAGCAAAAACCTGAATAACGTCAGTATTAAGTGTGTTTAAAACACCAGTCACATTATCAATAATTTTTACAATGCCGTCATACCAGTTAACTGTTTCTTCTACACTTGCCTGTTGCTCTGGTGTGGTAGCAATGCCGCGGTTGAATACGCTAAAAATAGAAGTAAAAACATCGCCAATCGAGACAGCAATGCCATACAGTGCTTCTAATAGATTACCAACAGCGGTACCAATGCTGCCAAAAAAGGTGCCTAAAATTTCGCTGGCATCTTTAGTGCCACGGATAAATTCAATAATTACAGAGATAATAACGCGGAATCCGTTTTCAACATTAACTGCCAGTTCATTTAACTGCAAACTTAAATTGTTAAACCCCAGAAGCCCGGTTAACTGGGAAAAACTTTTCAGCGGATTAAAAAAATTAAGAATTTTGGCACCAACTGCTGTTAGTGCTTCAGCATTATTGTCAATAGCATTACGAATAGACCCTAAAAATTCTTCTACAAAGAATTGTACACCCTTGTTCAGATCGTTACTTTCAAAGTAAATTAACGCTTTAGTTAAGTCAAATCCGGCAAAGTCTGACAAAAAACGCGAGAACGCTAAGCCAATTGAAGAAAGCCCTTTTTCTAATGTTTGTACACCCCCCTCAAAGTCACCCAGAATAATGGAAAAAAGCCCTGCGCCAGCGTTAGCTGCCCCGGAGAACAGGGGTTTAAGATAAATTGATAATTGTTTTACAGCATTAACAACAGTATTTAAGTCAATTTTTTTAAGATTATTGTTTAAGTTAGTAATTGAGTTGGTAACTCGATCAAAAACTCCGGCTAACTGTAAATCCTGCGTTGTTGAATTAAATTCAGTCATAGAACGCACAAAAGCAATAAACACAGCCTGTACCAGTTTAAAGATTCTTTGTAATTCACTGAATGTCGTACTAACTGCTGTTTGAAACGCAATAAAAGATTTATTTGAATGCGTTGTTGCGTCTTCGATTAAGCGAAAAACACGAGTTACAGAATAGCTTAATCCCGTAAACACAGTGATTAAGGTAGTAAGAACAGGTATCAAGATGATAACTGAGGAAAATAAACCAAACAATGATCCCGCCATTAAGTAAAGATTACTCATTAACAAACCAATTGTTCCGGCTGCACTTAATACAAAGCCTGAAAGCGTAGTAATTGCACCGACGACTAGCATCAAAGTTGCCAGCAACGTTGCCGCTGCCGCAGCAAAGGCAATAAAGAACCCAACCGTTTCCAGTACGCTGTCGGGAAGTTCCAGTAAGCTGTTAACAAGCGCCAGAACTGCCGTAGCAAGGGGTTTAACAAACCGGTCAAAAATTGGCAAAAATACTTTAGTTAACAGGGTAGAAACAGAACCACGAATTTGTTCAATAATGCCTTTAAGCGAACTCATTACGTTAGTCATAGCAATGCTTGCGGTGCTGCCACCAGCAATAGCTGCGTTTAATTCAGTTACTCCCTGCGTTATATCTTTAGAGTTGCGTAAAATATTGAACCCGGTACGAGCAAGTTCGTCACCAAATTGCGAAGTAGACTTTAAAATATCTGCCTGTGAATAGCCTAATTCTTTGTATCGCCGTTGAACGTCGGCAATAATATCGCCTAAGTTACGAATAGAGCCATCGACGTTTTGGAAAGCTACGCCTAGTCTTTTAAGCTCTTTCTGCCCTTTTGCATTGCTAATTCCGGTGAATACCGCGCGTAAAGCGGTACCGGCATCGCTGCCGCGAATACCCGCATCTTCTAAACGACTCAGGGTAATAACAACTTCATCCAAAGACGCTCCGAAGTTGTTAGCTGCCGGCCCAACTCGCGTCAAACCTTCCATCAGGGAGTTAATCCCCGCGGTAGACATGTTAGCTGCATTAAACACAGCATCAGCCGCAAACGCTGAATTTTGAAAGCCACCGGCAACTGTTTCACTAAACTGTTTGTATTGCCCGGCGGCGGCAATTAAGAAGTTGGTGCTGGTTTTTAAATCTTTGGTTTCGCTCAATCCAGCTAAGTCTGCCGCATTGGGTAAAATATTCTTAATAGCCGCAAAGCTTTGTCCGGCTTTTGCCAGTTCAAGTGTAGCCTGCAACGCTTCGTTAGAAGACAGAGGGTATTTTTGCCCAATAAAATTAGCAAATTCTTCTACCGCTGGAAGTTGAGTTGTCAGTTCGGATGCAAATACTTTAATTTGTTGCCGAATATCGTCAAATTCTAAGGCTTCGGCTGCTCCGCTAGAATTGATAATTTTGTTAATAGAAAAGTTATTAAAAATGGTTTGAGAGGCTGTAACAATATCTTCACCCATCTGACGCAGCGAGTTGCCAACAACTCGCATTGTTTCTAAAACTTGCTTTTTTAAGCCAACTAGTTTTAAACTATACGTTGCCAGCACCGCTAAAAGGGGAGAATTGTCTGCCAGCACTACAAATGCTCTGTTGAGTCGTGTCATTGATACTTCAGAAGTTTCGGCCAGGCTAATTTGACTGTGTTCAGTTTGTTTAAGTTTTTGTTGTAAAATTTCTATATGTTTAACCGTTAAGGCAGTACTTTGGTCTATGCGTACCCGATTAATAGCATCAAGGGAATTAACTATCTCTTTAGTGGCTCTCTGAAAATTACGAAAATCCCCGATAGTCGCGTTTTCTACCGAAGCCAGACGAGTTAAAGCAACAATATCTTTTACCAAATTAACAACAGCTTTGGTTTTTTCTAGATCAGTCACTCGCCCGGTTACTTTGTTTAAAGATTTAGTTATCTGAGAAAAAACTCCAAAAAAACGTGGTATTTGCAACAACGTTCTTTTGGCGTATCCAATAGGGCCTGGGTTTAGCTGTCGAGCAGCCGAAATCACCAGCGGTACTGTTCTTACCACCCTGGCTACAGCCTGCGCAATAGCGGGTAAGCTTTTAATGCCTTCAATGTCAAGGCTTTTACCAACAATGCGAGCAATACCCCGCACAACCTGGCGGATAACACCCATAAGTCGGGGAATTAAAAGCATTGATCTAACTGCAAAGTTAATTGGGCCAGGGCCTATATCTGATTTTATGGTTTTTAACAACACGGGAACCGCTTTTACCAGCGCTTGAATAGCTTCGGCAATTTTAGGTAAATTTTCCATACCACGTATGTCGATAGCTCGACCTGTCATACGGGCAAATGAAAACACAATTTGCCGAATAACGCCAAAAAGTCGCGGCAAAATCCTAAATCGACGTGACAATTGAGCCAGGATACCGGGGGTAATTTCTTTAGATCGTGATAATTGTAAATATAAAGGTACTGTTTTTACCAGAGAGGCAACTGCTGTTGCAATTTCATGTAACTTTTCTATGCCTTTAAAGTTAGTTACACCCCCCATCAATTTACCTATTTCGTTAAAAATATATTTTAAAGCCTCAAAAATAGGCACAAGCTCAACAAATTTTGACGTAAAAATTTTGTTTAAACTGGAAAGTGAAAAAGAAGCAAAACTTTTTCCAGCATTTTTAAAAATACCGAGTAAACTGGTATCTTTATTGTCTGCCAGCGATTTGATAAAATCAGACAAACCGTAGGTATTTACTTTAGTTACACTTTTAAGACTATTCATTACATTTTGTAAATTTGCAATAGTGCTAAACACCCTTGTAACTGCTTTAGTTATTTCAAAAAAATTCTTTAAAATTTCCTGTGTTTTTATAGATAAGCGAGAACCAGTCAACTGTTTACTAAAATTAAAAAAGCTGCGCGAGACCCAAATAATAGTCGGAATAATACTTTTTAACTTGTTTTTTAAGTTTTTTGTATCTAGCGTTGCAGGAATTTTTTGATCCAGTGTTAACAACTGAGTTACCATACGATTTATTGAGTCAATTGTTTTGCTAAAGTCAATGTCTTGTAATTTTTTAAGTCCGGCAAACGCATTAAAAACACGTTTATCAATGGTTATTTTATTAGAAAACGCCTGAATAAGTGCACCAAAAGATTCAATTAAAAGCGGCAGATTGTTTGTTTTTAATTCAGTTACCTGCGTTACCATTACCCGAACAATCGCATTGACAATATCCGAAACAGCATTAATGGTAGAGCGCAGCGGTTTTATTTTGCTAAAATCCAGCGCTTCAATACCTCTAATAAACTGCGACAAGCCGGTAACAATGGTAGACACAACTGTCAGTGATCCGGCTGCATCGGTTGTTTTTAGCTGTTCGAGATGCTTGGCAACCAGCGCCAGCGCCCGCATAAAGGAAGCCATTGCGTTAATGCTGTTTTTGACTGGCCCGGAAAGAGCATTGACTTTCTTCAGCGATTCAAATAATTCCAGTAAAACTGCACTGACGGTTTTAATCGGATCAGTTTCAACTTTAGTAAATTGTTTCAGGCTGTCAATTAAGTTTTTAACTGAATTGCTGTTGGTAAAGGCAGCGTTGACTGCCTTCATATGCGCAATGTTTTTCGTAAGCTGTGAATCAATTGCCGTCAGAGTAGTTGACAGCGCATTTAAACTGTTAACCAGATCGTCGGGTAAGCCGGTGGCAATTCTAACATCCGCCATAGTTAATCCTCACGATCCTGAACAGTTATTTTAACATCAGCTACCCCTGTTTTTAAACGTTCTGGCAGCCATTGCGCGGAAGACGTACCGGCAAACACTTCCCGTAATTGTTTGCGGGCAGCGTGACGCAGCCGTTCAAATAGTCTGAACGGAGCAACTGGCTGCACGGTACGCACCGTCACCCAATCGTCAATAACACGACCTTGACGGTTAGTTTTCGCTTTGACTCGATCTTTTCCCATTTTAATTGGAGTAACCGTCAGACTGGTGCCGGTGCGAGTCAGAGTAGTACCTTCATAACGCGGAAAACGCATATAGTTTTGATGGGTTCCAATAACCGATCTTTTCCCCTGGCGGCCGGGTATTCCGCGATCCATAGCGTTAAAGGCGTTATTTTCATCAGTTTTCAGTGATGTAATCTCTACTTCAACTACCGAGCGAATACGCCCACGATACCGCCCGATTTTAATAGTTTCCTGTCGGGGAGTAAGGGCCAATCCCAGATGCTTAAATCCCGGTTCGCGTTGTGTTTTGGCTCCGGGTGCACGGCCGGCGGCGCTGCCGGCAATCATGTCTTTTTTAAGCTGAGCAAAAGCATCTACAACCGCATCAACGGCAGCATCGACGTGAGCTTCGATGTCTTGCCGTAAAGAGTCGCCAATCAGGTTTTCAAACTCGTCTTTACTGAAAGTTCTACCTTTAAATTGAATAAACCGATTAGCCATTAGCGGAACCCTTTGCTGCTGCGTCTTTTAAGGCTTTATCCTGTTTTTCGTAATGGCGCTCGACAAAATCGACCATTGCTTTGAGGTAGCGCTGCGCTCGAATTTCAGCCTGCCGACGCGGAGTGTAAAGATGTGGATTGTCCCATTCATGCAGCGGAATACGTAACTCTAAAATCATGTTTAAATCATTGTAGCGTCGGGGCGCAGATTGAATGGTATCTGGCCCCTGAAGCTCAACTAAATACTGCTCCCAGACCTGACTGGATTTTGCCGCCTGTTTGAGAAATGTCATTAATTCGTTATAAACAAACCACACCGGCAAGTCACGCTCGTGTTTGCGCGAAAAAACCGTCGGGCTGTACTGCTTAATGGCAATCTCAGTTAAATCATCGGTTGCGAAAGCCGTCGCGGTCGCGCTGCATCAGCGACCTCATTTCCACCGTCAGCGTATCCGTCATGTCGCGCACCTGACCGAGCGCTCCCGGAATTTGCAGCAGCCGATCCATTACCTGCTTCAGACGGCGTTCTACCGGATTAGTCAGATCACGCTGAATTTCCGGCAGCGTCGGCAGCCCTGGACGCGCCCGCATTTTAGACTTTTCATACGGCGACGGTTCTTCGGTTAGATCGTTGTCAATCGTCAGCGCCAGAATAAGCGCATCTGACATCACCACGCGCTCCTGCTGTGTATAGTAGCTGCGGGCAAGCTCCAGAATGGTTTTATTGCGAGCGGTGGCTTCGGTACGGGTGATTTTAGGCAGTTTCTGGATTTCCGGCAGACTTTCAATCGCTTCCAGAATCCAGTCATCGGGCATAATGGTGTCAGTATTTTGCGGAATACGCCGACCTTCACGCAGCTTGGCAGCATAGTCTTCCACATCTGACAGCAGAAATTCCAGATCGCCAGTAAAACGCAGCGTCACTTCCGGGTTTTCCGGGTGTTGCAGTTCCCGATCAATAATCACCGTCGAAGTGTTCGGGTAATCCATATCTTTTTTAGCCATAGCCCGTCTCTCATTGATTGTCACGATTCACTACAACAAAGTATAACACAAAAAAGGCACTCTGTCAAGAGTGCCTTTACTTTTGTCTTACTGAACTAACTTAAATATCGTAGGGGCTGAAGTGAGTCACGCTGGCAGCCTCACCCGTTGCGGTGACAGCCAGGTAGTGATTGTATTCCGCCATAGCCAGCCCGCTAAAGGTGCCAAACGTAGCGCCATTCTGGTTAGCTACCGCAGTGTAGTTGAAGCCCGTCATCACATCCCGCACGTACACCCGCGAACCCGTCGCCAGCACGCTGCGATGCGCAGTACCTTCGATGTCGAAGATTGCCGCGCTGCCGGGAACAGCCGGCGAAGTCCAGGTCACGCCATCGACAGTTTCGGCGTAGTAGTTGCCTGCGCCACCTACGGCAATGTGATTTTTGCCAAAGGCTTTGGCGGTGTACAGCGCGGTGGCTCCTGCCGGCAGCGAAGCGGTGATGTCGGTAATCACCAGCGTGCCGCCGCTTTCCTGACCGAGCAGCAGACTGCCGGCTTCCGTCACCAGGTACAGCTTACCTGCCAGCGCGTCTACCGCAAAATCGGTAATCGCTTCGTCAGCCGGCAGCGCACCGGAAGTAACCTGCGTCCAGTTAACGCCGTCAGTGCTGCGAGCCAGATACGCCGCACCCAGACCCGCACCACCAGCCGCCAGGTACTGCCCGCCAAACTCGCCAACCGCCATGATCGACGGCGTGATATTGGCATCAACTGCCGGCGTAGTTTCCAGCGCATCGGCGCTGAACAACACACCACCCGTCGCGGGATCGCTGGAAGCACCCGAACCATAAGTCGATTTAGCTTTATCCGAGAAACCAATCAGCACGACATTACCATTGGTGTAAACCGACGTACCCACCGTTCCTGCCGGAGACGGGAGTGAGGTTTTGGCAGTCGTAGTTGCGAAGCGGTTTGACGTAACCAGCACCAGCACTTCATCCCCAACACCACCAGCGCCACCCACTGCCACCGCATCGCTGTACATCGTGCTGCTGGTAGCCGTCTGGCATTCTTCCGACATGTACGCCACTGCGTACAGAGCGCTGCCGGTGCCTTTGTTCTTAAACGCGCCGATTTCACGCAGCAGAACTTCTTCCGAGAAACGGATTTCAGTCTGCCATTCCGCCATCGTGGTTTCGTTAATCGTCACCGCGTCGTTGACACGCGCCGGCGGGTTCATAATCCCGTCCGGGAAGATGTAAGCGTGCTTCGTCTTGGGATCAGTCGGGCACAGGTTAACCGCATACAGCGTCGTGCCAACTGCCCGGCGACTACTGCGAGCGCGGGCCAGCGCCGGCGTTTCAAAGTTGTTATTGAAAAACAGCGTCGCCGTCAGCGACATCTGATCGGCAGGACGCACCACGATTTCACGATCAACCATCCGCCCGTTAATCTTAACCGTGATCCGCTGCGTCACCATTTCAGACAGGTTCTGATTCAACCCGGTCAGCGCGTGTTCGCCTGCCAGGCTGATCGGCGCACTAATGGGGGTGTCCCCCTGCATCATCAGTTCATAATCTTTCGACGTAAGTTTTTGTCCCCAGGACACAGGCTTACCACTCATAGCGACTCCTTAGCGACTGACTAGATTAATAGCAATTTGAATAGCGGGGTCGTTGACAACCAGTTCACTTTGTTTCCAATCACTGGCAGAAACCGAGAAAGGAACACAGGTGTAAGGCGCATCTGCCAGAATGCGAACATCCTGCGCATCATTCACATTCTGATAAACACGTCCACGCTTCTGGTAGTTCTTCACCAGCAAACGCACGGTAATTTTTGCCGGCGGCTGCGGCTTTTCTTTGACAATGGGGAGAGCATCAGGCAGCAGTGTCTTGTCTTCAGTCATAGTTTAACCACCTTTACATAATGCGGAATGCGACTGAGTATTTCTTTAAATGTCACCTGTCCGTACAGGGAGCCGTATTCAAAATTTTCATATTGCATTCCTGTAACCGGATTAATCACTACTTTACTGTAAGCCGACTGCGCAGTTTTGATAAAACCGTGATCGACATCGCATTTACAAACTTCGAGCGGTAGTTCAGCGGCAACTAAATAACTGATTGCCGTCGCCAGCGACTCACCGGAGTTGCCAAGCAGTAGTTCCGGGGTAGTGTGATAATGATACGCCACGCTGACAATTTCCCGATCATAGCAGCTACCAGTTAAAGCTGGCGGCAGCATAATTTCAACAACGCTGTTGCGGTAATCATGTATTTTAAAATCGGGAGCCGCAATGGTGTTATAGGTGTCTTTCCCTCTTTCTCGATACGTAATTACAGCTTCGGCAGCAATAGTGGTAAAGTGTTTTAATTCAATGCTGTCCAGCAGTTTGTACGTTTCAAACTGCCCCCAATTCATACCCTGTTCAAAAAATTCAGGGTCAAACAAATCCCAGACGTTAAACCACCAGTGAGTGTTGGTGCCGTCAACTACTTTTTTAACTACCGGAATTTTTTGCAGCGTTCCTGTGTAAACGGGTAGAACTTCGCCAGTAGTTACTGTTTTGGTGTCGGTAGTCACCACCAGATAGCGGCAATGCTGCACGTTAAGTGGTCCACTACAGGAAGACGTGCCGACTGCGTAGGGGATAGCTAACTCCCAATGCGAAGACGTGCGTCGCGGATAACCAAAGCGTATATCCTGTTCGACGTTTAACCCCCCGCTGGTTCTTAGCTGCACCTGGTCAGGGTTAGCAACTAAATTCCGTGGAAGCTGTGCTACGCAGTAGCCTTCTCCTGTATCAACGAGGGACAGGTTGTTGATGAGGTAAGGGGTGACGGGGAATACCGTCGTACCAGGTGCCGACGCAATCGACTCGCGTACCCCAAAAGTTTTTAAGCCAGGGTGTTTCAGAACCAGCCGGGAAACGCCGTCCCAGGGCTGCGTTTCAGCATAAAAACGCGGTGTTACGGCATAGTTAAGATTTTTTTCGACCATAATCTGCGCTTGCAGCAGTCCGGTTAATGCGTGGCGACGCAAACAGGCATTAAATTCCTGACTACAGCTATCACACAGCGTTTCTACCCCGTGAAACCGCCCATCTGCGCAGGCAACCGCAGCAAAACGATTCAGATCAACCAGCAAAGTATTGCTGATAAGATCAAGTTCGGTTTGCGTTTGGGGAGAACGAAGTAGTTCCGGCGTAATTTTCATAACTTAATTATACCATATTTAATCCGAATAGTCAATTGCGTGTAAGAGGGTGCTGCCACCGGCAATCGGGATAATTAACAGCAGAAACACCAGGTTATTAAGCAGCGAAGCGGTTAAAGCCGCCGTCACGACAGCTACCCAGAAAGACAGGCATTTAGGGCATTCCCAGACCGGTAAACGTTCATTCCTTACTACCCAGACGTGGGAATTGTCGGGAGAAACACGATATAAGCCAAAGAGAAAACGAATACGATCAAACAATCCGGGGTGATAGGTGATAACTTCAGTAATAACATCACCAGCATCGTTAGTAGACACTAAAAATTGCTGCACTTCACGCCGATAATTAACAAACGGCTGCGTCATCGCTGCATCAAATCGCAGGCAGGCAACCAGATAATAAACAGTCAAGACATTGGCAAAAAATGCCAGTTCAAGCATACGCCGCCTCAAACACAAAGCGTTCATTGATTGAGCGAAACATAATCGGGCTGGTCGGCATATCTAGCAGCGTGCGAATCAACGGGTAAGGTAGATTAACAACTTCCGACGACTGAAAGAGACGGTACACACCACAATAATTTACTGCCACAGTTCGATTGAACTGCACTTCAGCATATTTGCGACTTAGTGTATCGTTGTCGCCGGAGTCGTTAACGATGAACGTCGGCACAGTTTCGCGCCGCACCGACGTTCTGCATTTAGTACAGGGCATTAGGTTGTCGTCACCGATTTAGTCTGCACGCTGACACCGCCCGGCCCCACGGCAATCAGGCGCACCGAGAACGTCGCTGCGGTAGCATAAACATGTGTAACCGGCGTAGGAGCAAACCCCGGCAAAATGCTGGTATTGCCGTTGCCAAACTCCCACAGGAAAAACTCCGCCCCGTTGGTGCTGGTGTTAGTAAACGTCACCGTTTTAACTGCCACCGACGCAGTGAAGTCAGCCTGCACCGGCTGAGCATCATAATCCAGCGCGGAAGTAATCGGCAGCAGCGCTACCAGCGGTTTAGCAAACCCGAAAAGACGCATGATTTTCTTATATTCTGCCGGACTGTACCAGCCAGCATCGTCCATCGGCGCAAAATGAGCCACAGCCGCCTGAGCCAGCAGATGCAGACGGTACGCCGGATCAAGCTTGTTATCCGCCGAATGCACCTGCGCCAGGATCAGATTACGGGTAGCGACATCTACCAGTTCATCATACGAGATAAAGAAAGTCGTGCTGAGAGCCGACGTGACTTTCACCGGCTGAGCCGAGTTCGGGCCAATCGCCGCAACCGCATCGACGCGAGTCAGCGGCCCATAGGGAGCCGGAACCGCGGCACACTGAGTGTCAAAATTGCTGTTAGTGATCGTCGCAAGAGGCATAGCTTACTCCTGTTCTTTCTGTGCTGCCTGCTTACGAGTGGCAGCCGGTTTCTTCTCAGTATCTTCGGCAGGTGTGTTCTGCCGCCGCGCAATCTCTGCCTGCAACTGTTCATCAGTCAGATTACGCAGCGCATTATCACGCACCAGTTCAGTAAAATGCTGGTAGTTGTCGTCAACCGTCAGCGCACCGCGGAAGAAAGCTGCCGCAACTGACGCAGCCAGCGTAGCATCCGTCGTTACCCCGTCGATAAACCCAACTTTGGGGTCATACACCCGCAGGTAGCTGGCGATATGGGAAGCGACCAGGCTGTCTACTTCCATACCCTGCCCAATCGGCGGCATATGATATTCACGTCCTTGCACCAGCAGCGGCACCGCCAGCCGACCCTCAGCGTCCAGACCAAGTTTATAGCCAATAAAATAAATCATCGTTTTGCCACGAGTTGTGCGGGCTGCCGGGTTATCATCTTCACCAAAGCCCACCACCGGTACGTTGTTCCGAGTAGTCATAGACAATCCTTTAGGTAGATATAATGGGGAAAGTTAACTTTCCCCATTATACTGTATCTTTAGCTGCCCGTCAACAGGGAAGTACCACGACCACCACCCACACCACGATACGGGTAGAAGTCAGGGCTGGTGAAGGTGCCGGCTTCATTTTCAGCCGCATCCAGCGTTTCGATCACCACGTTACGGATCACACCCTGAAGCGGCTGCATGTAGCTGACAAACCGCCCGGCCATTTCCGCATAGTAGTAGTAGCAGTTGTTGGCTTCTGTGACCCACCCGGCGCGAACATGACCCTGCGGCATCTGCACGATGTTTTCCAGGCCATTCGTCGGGTAAGTGAGCTTCGTCCAGTCAACGATCTGCTGTTCGAGCAGCGTCATACCGTTAGCCCGCCGCACCAGCACCGACACATCGCCGGCAATACCGGGTTTCGGCGTACCTGACGGATCAATCGTGACGTTCATACCAATCGTGTCGTCAGCAATCACCGGCACCGTAATACCATCGACTACGATGTTGCCAAACCCAAAGCCACCGCTGCGAGTCTGTTCGAGCGCCCGCATAAAGTCGCCAGCCGACATATCGCCGTTGAAGCCGTAAGCATTGGTGTACTTGTACATACCACCGGCAGCCACGTGTTCGGCAAGCTGATCCCACATCGTCGCCGGCATCCAGATAGCAATGTCTCCCGGCAGCACGATCCACTGACGCATCCGCAGCCGCTTGATCGCGCGACGCACCAGCCGACGGATCGCCTGAAGCAGCGCCGCCACATTGTTAATCGCCAGCCCGTTGATAATCATCGGGTCGGCCCAGTGGGGGGTACCACGCCCAACCAGATTGTTCTGCACATAACCCGGCACCAGCACCGTCTTAATGCCATCCCACTCCATGTTGCTGTTGGCGCGTTCACCGCTTTTCAGCACATAGTCATAGTGAGACTGCATCACCATAAACAGCCGGGCAATCGCCCATTCCCGATCTGAAGCCAGCGGCTGCCCGATGTTGGAACCGCGGATCGTGTAGATCGGCTGCTGTTCATAGTATTTCATACCGCCGTCCAGGTACGGCTTCATCATCTTAGTCTGCCAGCGGAAACGTCCGCCGCTTACCCGGTAGGTAAAGCCGTTCCAATCCGTCGCCGGGCCGCCGCCGCAGTCATCCATATCGACTGAAGCCAGATACTCAGCATACGTCTGGGAACCGTCAAAACCTTCGGGAGCAACCCATTCCAGATGGGAGATATACTCAAACCGATCATTGATGTAGCGCGTAGGAATCCAGTTCATCAGCGGGGAACCACCGCTGACAACCAGCGAGATCGGATCGTTAGGGTAAATTCCAAACGGCGAGTTACCGTCGTACAGGTACCCGCTGGCAGCGCGACCGCCTGCCGGCATGGTGTCTTTCAGATAGCGGGCAATTGCGTCATTGTTAACCGCATCACCCCCGGTTTGCGTATTGAGTTCGTGAATCAGCTTTCCAACCATAGCAGTATCCTTTTGAGTTAAGCGCCGGGGGCGTTAGGCGGAAAATAAGTGGCAGTAAACCCTTTAGCAGTGCTTTTAACTTCCTGAACGGCTTCTTTTTCAACCAGAGCAGCTTCTTTGGCAGCTTCAATGGTTTTCACTTGCAGGCGTTTGGCAACCTGCTCAGCAAACAGCGTCACACCCTTACGAATGTCATTGGTAGACACGCTGATTGCCGTCAGGGCTTCACTCAGCGCGTTAACGCTGGTTTTCAGTTCTGCGCGCAGCGCTTCAATCTGCGCTCGCAGCTCAGCCGCGTTGGCAATAGTACTTTCCAGAGTCGGTTCCGGCGGAGCCGCCAGAATTTCGGTAATTTCCGCTTCCAGCGACGGCGGCACAACAGTCGTCACTTCCGCTGCCACCGCCACTTCAACGTTCTGTTCATCTGCCATAAGATGCCCTTTCTTTTGAAACTCAATACCCAGTGATTTAGCAATCTGATAGACATGCCCTACCGTCGTCGCATCCATAGGCGACACCGTAAACGTAATCTCGTTAATATACCAGCTATCCAGCCGGCCATCTTCCTGACGTTTGACTGAGTTAAAATAAGCCTGCGTACTCAGCCCTAGCTTTTTTTCATTCGCCAGTCTTTGCAGATAAAGCGTATACTGATTGGCTTTATCCAGTTCAACCAGATACCAGCGATGCAGCGCTTCCGATTCCGACAGACCCATTTCCTGAAGCCACGCAGTAAAGGCGGCATCCTTTTCCAACAAATGGGCGGCACCGATAAGCTGACGTTCCGGCATGATGTACGGATTGGTTTCATCGTTATGCAGGTGGTCGATAAACACATTAACCGATTTGACATAACGATCTCCCCAATCCGTTTCCGGGGTGTAATAGTCGCCTCCCAAATCTTTCTTATCCGGTGCCCCCACCGAAGCGGCTTTAACAACAAAATACAGCCGATCTTCTCTGGCAGGCAGCGAATAAGCGTAAAGCTGCATATTTTTAGCTTCAATCAGATGAGTTGTCAGGTTCATACGTTTAACTCCAAATAACGCATCATAGCATCTAGTACATCCTGCTCTACCGGCAGCAGTTCTTCATCGGCCAGAGCCTTACGGATTGCGCTGTCAATTGTCGTCGGAGAAACCAGAATCTGGTGCTGCCGCCATTCTGTGATTTGAGTCTGCGCAGCTTCATAATTGACGCGAAACGCAGCGCGAACCGCGGCATTCGCCACTTTTAAAGCCGCCTGAAAGGCTTCTTCGTCAGCCGGTAAAGCTTCAATCTGGCTTTGTTCGAGGGTTTCGATCTGCGTCAGGATATGCAAAACGGAGAAGTGTTTACGGCGACGATCCAATACTTCACCGTGTTGATTTAAAACTACGTTGCCATCTTCCAGTTCCCGTATCATTTTTTCCAGATTGTCAAAAGACGACAGCGCCGGGCTGCCGGTTTCACGGGTTTCATCGGGCGTGGTTTCGGTGCTGGCTTCAGGAACAATATGTGGGGAGTTAGACGTATCAACCGCGTTAAGTTCCAGTTCATACGGGAGAATGTTCAGATTTTGCATCCAGGCCAGGTACGATTCCAGCGAAATAGTCTGCTTGAAGACGGCGTTGACGGTTGCCAGCGCTTCGGCGGTTTTCTTCAGCACATCGGCATTCGCAATACGACTGGTCAGATCGGTTTCTTCAATGAACCCAAACCGCACCCGATAACGCCCGGTACCAAACCGATCCAGAATGCCAGAGTTGTTAATTAGTTTTTCTTCCGTCTTAACAAACAGGTTGGGGCCTTTTTGCTGCTGACGCTGCTCCTGCACTTCTTCCAGAGCGCGGTTAGTCGTCTTTTCGTTGTTCCAGAACTGCCGCAGCGCCATACCCAGAGCCGCCGCGATCTGGTTAACGTAGGCATCAATGAAACCCTGCCGATCAAAGTTTTCTGGCAGATTGGAGATACCCATCGTGTGAATGAGATTAGCGACACTGGTTCCCGACGGATTGTTGATGCTGACAACCGGAATGCCAAGCTGCGAAGCATCGGCTCCTGCCCAGATCGCGGCTTGCTTGAGAATAGCATCTTCAATGCCGCTGCCCAGAGCTTCGTTAGAGACAATGAAAATTTCCCGAATTTTACGACCATCCAGTTTGGCGCTGTCGTGTTCGGTGAGCAGCCAGGCCAGCCGGGCTATCTTCAACACTGAGACAATTGGCGGTAGAAAGTAGCTGGTGCCAATCGGCAGCATATGATCCAGAAAAACCTCACCTGCCCGCAAAGCCCGGTGATTAAAATACTGCCAGACAAATTCACGGGGAGAGGGTGACTCAATTTTAGCGCCGTAACTGAGTTTGTCGCGGACAAAACGCAAAGCCGTCGGATCAAGGTATTCCAGATAACCGTCACCAAGCGGGCAGTAAAAGGCAGTGCGTCCAACAACAACAGCATCGAGCGCCCGCCGCTGCAAATACTGCTGAAAACCGTAAAACGTCTGACCGTTTTGCGGATCAACCGAGCGAGCAGAGTTAAGCCATTCTACCGTGCGAGCAGCCTGCCGCGGCCGACCGGAAACTGCCCACTCCCGCGACGACGACAACTGTTGAAACAGCAGTACCGCTTCTGGCAGAATGTTAAACTGCCAGAGCTGCTGATCGCGGATTTGCCGCCCGGTTTCCAGCACGTTGTTAATCGTCACCTGACCGGGGCCGGCAGGGCGAACAACGCTGCTGCCGGGGGTTAATCCGGCAGTCTTCAGGTAATCGGCGGCGTAAGTGCTGGTATTAGATGGCATGAATAAGTTTACCTATATCGGTAAAAGTGATAAGAATTTGCGAATTGGTAGAAGGACGAATGGTGACGGCGGGAGCGGCTTTGAGCAGAAACCAGCGTTTCTCCTGCGTGACGGAGTGGGGTGGAATGATGCCGGCAATAAGCTGCAAAGAGCTTTTGTCGCCAGAAAGTAAATCGGAAAAAGGGGATTGCGCGACTAATAACGGTTTACCCCCTTCGTCTACAACTCGCACCACGCCGTCGGTGAACAAATTGCGACCAACAACATCGGGAGTTAAGCCGGTAAGTGCCAGCAGTTCGTTATTGACTGCGGACACCGTACCTTCCGGGGAAACACTCATTACCCCGACTGTCAGGTGCTGCGGAATTTTGTTAATAACATGCGTAATACCGTCGATAAAGCGTTTTGTCTGCGCTTCGTCGTGACGTTCAAAAGTTTCGATCAGCGCGCGGTTTAATTCTGCCGGAAGCTGCTCTAACTGAACAGCCATCATTTTACGATCCAGCGCCATTTTATCTTTAATTGCCTGCAAGTTCTCGCTGACCATTCCCATTTGCCCGGTTAAGCCGGTGATCTGCGTCGTCAATGCCTGCGTCGCCGCGACAGAAGCGTTAATTTGCTGTGCCGTGTGGGTGGTTAGCTGCGACTGGTTGTTCAACGCAGTCACCAGCCCGGTTTGCAGACTGGTAAACTGTCCGATCACCTGCGCATCCTGTCGGCGGGAAGTAAAATAGAGACGCGCGAGCATCAATCCACCAACAACAACAAACACCAGCAAGCCCCAGGTGCTGACTTGCTCAATGGCTGCCAGTGTTTCGATCAGGGAAATTGTGCTGCCGTCGGAGACCATGTAGTATGCCTTTGACTTCAGAGTTAATTATAACATACTTAATTCGGTTTGTCAAGATACTGTGCGTGACCGTCAGCCGTAATCACTACCGGATAACTGGTAATTGAATTATTAAAATGACAGGAAAAGGGGCAGTTAGCGCACACCGCTGTCACGACGGGTTTAACTTTATTGGGTTTCGGGCGGCGACCATCACGCCACTGCACACACTGATAGGCAATGCCGGAACGATCATTCAGCGGATCAGCGACCGGGGTGTCGCTGTAGTCAGTACGGGAAAGCCAGTCATGAGCCAGGCGAATTTTTTCTTGAATGGTATATTCGTTCAGATGTCCGGGGTGATTTTGGGGAAAATCCCACCGGGTATAGCTGGAAATGACTGCCCCGGAGAAGTCGTCAATGATCGGCACCGAGTAGTTACGTAATTCATAACCCCCGTCTACCGGACACAGTTCCAGTGTCTGCACCGGCAGCGAGTCAGAACCATCCAGCAGCACCAGCGCCAGCCGCGGAGTAATACCCCGATGACGCAGAATACAGGCATACGCCAGCAACTGGTAGCAGTCACTCAGCCGCGGCTGCGCCGGGGTGTTGAAATAGCCGGGGCGTTTTTTGACTTCGATCACCAGCGTCTGCCCGGCATCGTCAGTCACGACAACATCGCAAAACCCGTGAAGTTTAAGCTCCGGGTGATCCAGATACATTTCCGCACGAGCATGGGCAGGATAAGCCAGGCGAAAAGCGCTGGCAAAAATTTTGCCGGCTTCGGTGCCACCCGACATCCGCATCAGCGCCGGCAGATTATGTTCATCGAGCAGTTCCGGCAGGTGTGGTGTGATTTTTTTCTTGGTCATGGCATACGCTTTCGGGCAGCGTGCCAGGCTGCTGCACGAAACGTAATCCGCCCGTTCCTGATAGGGATCGGGGTTCAGCTCGACTGGCAGCGGCTGTTTGAGATAGTTGTGGTAGGTGGTGCGAATCCAGTCGGGTAAGTGAGTCGGAAGAATGAACATGTGTACTCCTAGATTAAAAACGGACTTTTGATCTGGCGGACGCTGCGTACCGAAACGCCTGCGCCATGATACTGACAGAACAGACTGACTGCATCCAGCGTATCGTCATGGCGATGCAGCGGAAAGTTCAGCCACTCCGACTTGAGGTAGTCAATCAGAGTGATTTTCTGGTTAATGAACAACTTACCCGCCTGCGCTAAACCGGAGAGGTATTTAGCCCGGTGCATTTTATCGCCTTTGGGGACGTGAGGCACCAGCGGCAAATCCGGGCGTGAGTTGCCAATATAAGATTGCAGCAGCGATTGAAAGCCTACCTGTTCGATTAAGACTGCTGTCAGGCGGTGATACGTAGCTCCAATGCGATCACAAAAACGCCCCAGTTCTTCGACCAGCGTTTCCGGGCTGGCCTTCAGACGCAGCATATCCAGCAGATACAGATTGCCGGCGGTATCGGTACCCAGAGCCGCGTAGACGGTGTAGTCGGCGGAAGTTTTCTGGGAAATGGCAAAGTCGGTTGAAATATAAACTTCTTTGAGAGGCGGCAGCACTTCCGGCAGATCACGATTCAACGACTGCGGCGTAAACAGCGAAGCCGTCAGCGCCGACGGATCGTTCTGGTACATAATCTGAAAGAGGGCATCATTTGCCATTTCAGCTTTCTTTTTGAGCAGCGTGTCTACCGGCCAGTATTCCGGCCAGTAAGAACATAATTCGCCAGTCGTCGGATCAGTTTCCAGCGCCCGGATCACGACACTGTGCCAGGCAGGATTGTTGATGAGACGTTCCGGGACATCGTTCAACATCCAGCGCGTGCCAATGTTGATGACTTTGCCGGTTGACTGCACGCAGGGGAGCAGCGTCTGAACGATGTACTTCATGACTTTTTCCTGCAATTCGTCTTTCAGGTAGGTTTCGTCAATGATGTCATCCAGCAGTAAAAGACCGCTAAAACGCCGACCGATAATGCCTCGCCCACCGTTGCCACTCACCAGCAGCGTCGGGTCTTTGAGGGAACCCAGACGGGCCACCTGCGAGCGCCAGACGTTGTACGGCATGTTGTTTTCCCGCGACAACACCGTGAGTTGTGTCTGGGTATCGGGAAAAGCAGTGTCGATAGCAATCCAGGGAAAGACGTTCTTGAAGCGGACGCTAGTCAGGATGCTGCGCACCATGCGTAAGCGATCTTCCGCCTGCGACGCGCTAACGGAAATTACCGCATGAGTCAGCAGCGGCGCTTTAGCAATCACCCAGGCCAGAGCATAGATCATGATGGTAGATTTAGCCGATTCACGCGGCGCAATAAAGTTCAGGCGCGAGCGCTCCGGGTGGAAGATGTTTGCCAGCCAGATGCGGTGATGACGGGCCAGCGTCCGGCCGCTGACATACTCAATAAACGTAGCGCAGTCTTCCCGCGATTTTTCTACCAGCCACTGCTCCGCGCGGGCAACCGTGACAAACCCCTTCGGCGCAGTTTCATCGGCAGGCAGCGACTGCTTTTTAGCGGCAGCAGCGGCAGCCAGTTCTTCTTTTTGTTCGGGCGTAACGGGTACCTGCGCCAGGTAATTATAATTTTTAGGGCGGCCCTTGCCGCCGGTTTTAGGTTTAGTCGTCATCGTCTGCCCCCGTCCGTTTGTCCGGGTAATAGGAGCCAATTCGTTTAATTTCTTTCTCAGTTTCCGCCAGCAAAGACTGCGCTTTTGACGATGTGTAGAGATCAGTTACCGGCATATCCGCCGCAGCCGACGGTTCTGCCGAAGACTTAGCTTCTGCTTCGCTGGCAATTTCTACACGGGCGCGTTCATACAGCGGATTATGTCCGTGCATGGTAATTTCAAAGCTGTCGAAGGAAATGGTGCCGCGCTCTCTGGCTTTGCGTTCCGCTTCCTGCAACTGCTTGATCCACTCACGTTTTTCTTTGATGATGTTCAGGAGCAGTTGCAGCATACCGCGATCCGGCGGAATTTCAACTTCCGGGAACTCTGGATCAATACGCGGAAACGCATAAGGGGCTACTTTGCTGTACATGTAATCCAGTCGTTGCAGTTCGACGGTATGCAGCGTCTCTACTTTGTCGAGTAATTCGGTATGAACTTCTGCCATCCAGGTTTGAATGGCTTCGCTGACGCGCCGCCGATCCAGCTTCAACAGCGTAGCAATCTGATGGAGTGTTAACCCCTGCGAAGCCAGGTCAATGATTTTGTCGGCGGTACTGAGTTCCAGCATGTTGACGAGTGAGTTAGCCAGTTTTGCCATGACGACTCCGATTTAACAGCACTAACAACTTTGCCGGGGTAAGATTTTTGACCTGGTTGTAGCTGAGTTCAATTTCAGTGCCGGCAGCCGTGCGCCAGCGCGTCTTATGAGCAACACTGGCAGGTAGCTGCGCAGCGACCAGTTCTAACCCGACAGCCAGCCCGGCATCCCGATACTGCTGCGGATTGTGCAGTCGCGGCTCCTGACAGGTACAGGAGTACTGACTCTCTTTAACGCCGCGAAAACTGCGACGCGAAATTTTTTGGCACAGATTACAGCGCCACTCCACTTTTTCTTCCCGATCTGTCGGAGTCACAAGAGACACCAGCGTCAGATGGCGCTGCTTACCCAGAGCAAGATAATCAATGCGAGAAAGCCGTGGTTTTCCCATAGTTAAAATCCTGATTTATCTGACGTAACATTATAACATACAAACCGGGAATTGTCAAGAAGGTAAACTATGAGTCTGGTAATAGGCATGTTTACAGCGTGCACGTTTGCGCGTTACAAAACTTCTATTATATATATATTATAGAAGTTTTGTAACACAGATTCGGCGCACACCCCACTTTTATGAGAATTTCTCATCTTCGATGTAGATTTTTGTAGATTTTTGTAGATTCACAGTTTTTCTCGTCTAATTCAAAACGGGACTTAAATTCAAAATTGGTGTCTGTGTCTGAATGGGCTTAACTACAACTTTAACCCGCTTTTCTGAAATATATCGCTTACCTGGCTATTAGCGCCTTGTCTTACCGCGCCGGGCGACATGGCATAGTGACAGGGCTATTAGCATTGCACCTTACCCGGTCATTAGCCAGGTATCTTACTGATTTCTCTTAGCTGGCGCTAAGCGGTTACTCATAAACCATTAATCTAAATAGCTTACTATAAGAGTGTAAGACCTGCTCAGCCCGCGCCCCCGCGCCCCCGCGCCCCCCGCGCCCACGCTGGCGCAGGTGCACCTTAACACTTAGCTTAACAATGCCGCTAGGCTTTTTAGCCCGGATTGTGTCTTGCCGCCTATTTTGCCGACAGACTCCATTGTTTGGCGTATATTACTATGAAATTTTCGATGGTCGCATCATGCCTATTAAGCATTATGCGACAATCGTAAATCACGCGCCCCGGCAGGGTTGCCCGGCGCGTAACAAACCTACTCATTGCCGGGTACCCGGCTAACCCTACAGGAGTCCTACCATGACTATCGACAATGCAATGACTCGGTTCTATGCCGATACCCGTGCCATCCTGGGCGCTATCCGGGAAGCGCCAGCTCGCGCCATTTTCCTTCAAGCAGAGAATGCCCCCATTGAATATGTGTCCTTCGCACTGCCTGCCCTGCCGAAAGACTCAATTTACGCTGGATCGGACGCAAAAGGACGGAGGTTCAGCAGCGCAGTGGTCACGCGCGGCGGGAAAGTCAAACCTGTGGCTATCCTCACGGAAGACCCTGAAGATGACATTCTCTTTACCCTTACCGTCTCCACCCCGGTTGCCCTGGGGGAGGATGGAAACGGGCGACTGAATGAAGTAACTCGCACCGGTATTACATCGGTCGAGTATCGTATCTACCGTACTGTTACGGGATGGGAATACCCTGAAGACACAGGACTTAATGAAGTTTTCCTCCGAGGGTTGTTCAAAAGCCTCATCGGGCGTGACCGCCCGGTGGCGCAGTGGAGCAATGCGAAAGCTCCGACCCTGACTCCGGCGGGCAAGAGCGCCCTGGCAAAACGTTTAGACGTTTTTGCCGCGCAGGCGGCAAAAGAAGCGCAGGCGCTGTTAGCCGAAGCGCCGGCCGAAACGCCCGCCGCCACCACTGAAGCCGCCGCCACCGCCGAATAAGTTCACAGTACCCCGCCCCTTACCGGGCGGGGTTTCGCCCTCTCTCTCGCTTAAGGTGACTACCACACTTCTCTAGCCTGTTGTATTACCGCCTGCTGGCTTGACCGACGCGTGTTTTATTGTAACCCTTACCTTAACCCGGCAGCTTACGCTGCCGGGTTTATTTGCTTTATTACAAGCCTTACTTATTATTATGCCGCTTTTTAACCCCCTGTATTTCCCCCTGTCACACGTTTTTTGGAGCACTACCTGGTAAGTAACAGGTAGTGCTCCTTTTTGTCACATTTGCACAAAAAACCCCGTTAATTTGGGATAATTTGCGATAAAATGTGATAAATCGACAAAGTTTAGGCGCGTCTAAACTACGTGCCCGCGTCCCACATAGTACCCCGCTTTGTGCATTTTGCACAGCACCTGCCTCGTACCTGCCTTGCCTTTTGTGCATTTTGCACAGCACCTGCCTCGTACCTGCCTTGCCTTTTGTGCATTTTGCACAGCACCTGCCTCGTACCTGCCTTGCCTTTTGTGCATTTTGCACAGCACTTATACCCCCTTTTTTACAGGGTTTATTTAGCGTTCCTGAGGGAACCCCATGCCATTTGACCACAACAATAACTACATCCATGAAAACGCCTATGCCTTTCGTAACCCCGACCGGGGAAACCCCCGGTGGGCGCGTGGAATGCATCCCCGTGCCGGTAATTCCTCGCGCAACACGCGGCGGCTGCGCCGCCGGAATTTTCAGGACAAGGTGCTGCATACCGCTGCTGTGCAGCGGAGTCTGTCTTTTGAATCGCAGCGATACCCCCTTGTATTAAATTTTACTGAAGTCATCCCGGAACTGGCTTTTATTCCGGGGTTAGACAATGCCAGTCAGGTGGTGCGGGTGTGGCTGGCTAACCCGCTGTGTCTGCCATTCAACCGCCCGATTTACTTTGTCGTGGCGGAACTGCGCCAGCGGCACTTTTTGGCGTGGTACGGTTTTCGCCCTGCTGCTGGTGCGACTCCGGTGTTGTTTCCCGTTCTGCCACAGCGATTTGCCGCTGCCGGCAAATCGCGGGAAGATGCGCTGGCCCGGCTGGCAGGCCGCCGCTGGTTTACGTTCTGGGGACGGAGTCTGTCGCTGTACGACTTGTACAAATCCGTCACCCGCACCAATCCACAAGACGCTGCCGATACTTTAACCAGCAGTGTTTTCTTCCAGTTCCCGGAAACGCCGCGCTGGCGTATTCCTTCACGCAACCTGCGCGTTATTGCCGCGCAGCCCGGTCAGGGTGGCAAATTCGTTTTCGCCTTGACAAAGCCGAACTCATCGACTAACCTTTAAAAAGAAACCCATGGAGATGATGCAATGACTGACAATCTGCAACGCCTCACCGCGACTGAAGTTCGTGAAATCGCCGCCGCGTTCAGTGAAGATACGTTCACTGACCCGGAAAACCGCAGCAGCTCGAACCCGCCGCTGGCGGATTGTATTCTGTGGAGGTTAGACTTGTCTAATCTAAATCTGACAGGTATGCCGATCCACTGCCGCGATTTTTCTTGTTCAGTTTTGTGTTACTCAAACCTGCGTGGCGCAAAGTTGCGCGACGCGAACTTTACTGGTGCGAACCTGCGTGGCGCAAAGCTGCGTCGCGCAAACATGCGTGGCGCAGATATGACTGGCACAATCCTGCGTGACGCGAACTTTGCTGGCGCAAAGCTGCGTCGCGCAAACATGCGTGGCGCAGATATGACTGGCGCAATTTTGCGCGACGCGAACTGCGCTGGCGCGAACTTCGCCAGCGCGATTCTAGATGGCGCGAACTTTACTGGCGCGACTCTGCGTGGTGCGAACCTGCGTGGTGCGAACCTGCGCGACGCGAACCTGAGTGGCGCTCTGATAGAGAACGACCTGATCCGGCAGTTTGACGCGCCGTATTCCCGCAATGGTAATCAGGTGTTTGCCTGGCTGGTCGATGCTGATGGGCGACTGTCCGAGGACGGCACCATCGTTATCAATCAGGGATGTTTCACCGGCACCGCCGATCAGGCGCGGGAACGGGCACAGCGGGAGTACGATGTCCCGGAGCGCCTGACGCAGGCACTGCAAATCATTGACAGTATCGAACAGGAGATGATGCAATGACTAATGACCTGCAAAGCCTCACCGCTCACGAGTTTCGTCAAATTGTCGCTTTTTTCAGTGACGATGATTCCACTGACCCGGAAAAACGCAGCTACAACGATCCGCCGCTGGCAGGGATTCGGCTGGTGCGGGAAATTCCGCCCGGAGAAAAGCCCTGGGAAGTCTGGGCCGACCTCTCCGGGCTGGATTTGTCCGGCATCCCGGAGCAGTACCGGGATTTGTCCGGGTCTGTGTTTGAATACATCAATTTCGCCCGTACCAATTTTTCCGGCTCGTTAATGCGCCGTGTAGAAATGGCGGGCTGCCGTCTGGCGGGTGCCAACCTGGGCGGTGTCAAACTAGACAGTGCCAATCTGAAAGGTGCCGATCTGGACGGTGCTGATCTGTACGGTGCTGATCTGTACGGTTTCTAACATTTTCAACCACTAACCCGTCAGCTATCTGGCTGACGGGTTTTTTTTTGATCCCCGGAGGAGTCTACCATGTCACTGCACCAGTTCAACAGGTTTTTGACCGATCTCATTGAAGCCGTCAGCGCCACCAAGTGGGAGGGGTTTGTGGCACCCTGGCAGTTCCCGAACCAAACCAGGCTAGATTTGTTTCGTGCCGCCATGCAGCGCCGCGAAAAGTTCATCTACACCCCTGATGATGGTCGGGTGCGAGCCGCCAGCGGTAGCAGCGTGCCGCTGGAAGTCTTTTTCAAGCTGCTCAATTTTGACGCAGACGAAGTGCCAATGGCGGATAGCAATCTGCTGCGGTACCTTGCGGAAGCTTTTCCGCAGTATCGTTCCTGCGGCCGGCTGTGGGAACCCCGGCTGACGGATCGGCCACTGGTTGTCAGCCAGTCTTTTGCCTTCCCTGAGGAAAAGGAATGGCTTCAAGCGGTACTCGATCTAGCCGAAGACGATGCTTTTTGGATTGATGACCGCACCTCATCTATCATCTACGCCAGCGATCTGCTCACCGGAGCAGATTTCACCGCCTGGAAAGGCTACCTGAGTGACTTTGATTTTGTCAATCTGAAGCTGCTGCAATGCAACTTCGATAACAAATCCTTCCACAAGTGCCGCTTTTTCTCGTGTTTGTTTGACCACAGCCGCGCCTGGAATACCGGCTGGTACGAATGTACACTGGCACAGTGTACCGTGCGTGCCACCAGCTTCTCAGGCGGCTTTTTTCAGCGCTGTCACTTTCGCGGCACTGACTTTGCCGATGATACGCTGTTCCACCGTGCTTCGGCGTGGCACTGCAACTTCTCCCTGCTGACGCTGGCTGAGAGTTGGGCACTGCTGTCAACGCCGCGTTCTTTTGGCGGGTGTGAAGCCTGCTCCGCAGATAACGCCGGGGAGCAGCTTCTGGCTTTCCTGCGGCAGAACCCCGACCTGTAACCTGTCAATTCTGACTCGAACCCGTCAGCTATCCGGCTGACGGGTTTTTTGATTCCATCGCTTGACACCGCTTATTTTTTTTGCTACAATTCCAGATACGGGCGTGACTGGCTTCGACACGCTGCCGGTGCCACTAATTCCCCGCGAAGGCGCACGTACAGGGGTCTGGCTTTTTCCCAACCGGCGGTGTGGATCAGGGTTCGATTCCCTGCACGTCCACTGTTAACAATCTAGCTATAGGAGTACTGCCATGACTGATGCCATTAATCTCACTCCTCACGCGCTGAACATCCAGCGCGAGGACGGCACTTTTCTGATTATTCAACCCACGGCTCCGGCCGCCCGCTGCGAAGTCACCACAAAACCTGCGGCTTCGCCGATCCCCGGCGTGGCAGCCGTGGTGGCGCAGTATGGGGCAGTGACTGACCTGCCGGAACCGCAGCCAGACACGATTTACATCGTGTCGATGCTGGTGGCATCGCGTGTGCCGCACCGCCCCGACGTTTTTTCTCCCGGAGAACTCATCCGGGACGAAGCCGGCCGAGTCATCGGCTGCATCGGACTGAAAAGCAGCTATGAACCGCCGTCGGAAGTGCCTACCAGCCAAAACTCGTATGAAATTGTTTTACATAATATCGCCCCGGACGATATGTATTTCGTTCAAGTCGCGCTGGCGGAAGCCGGTGTCGGCGATGCCGGCGTAGATGATTGCTACCTGCGGCACAATGCCGCCAGCAGCGTCTTCGTAGCGGCTGCCGATGTCGAATTGGCAGTAAGCATCATCAAGAAGTTGGGTTACACCATTCATCAAGAGCAAAACGCGCATAATTAAGATCAAATAGGAGATGCTGCAATGAACCGCAACGAATTTGGAAAGCCGGAATTAACCAGTGTCGCATTTGGTAGTATTCCTAACCCACCCGTGAACCTGCTGCGCGTGATGGTGCAGTCTGCCCGCGAGCAGGCGCAGCGTCTCTACGCCGACAATCCGACGCTGCTGGCAGGCATTTTGGCCGACCTGGCTGTAACTGAAGAAAAACTGACTTCCGGGGGTGACTCACAATGACTTCTTACGCTTCTTTAACCGATACGCAAGTGGCAAAGCGCCTGCAATTCCCTCCCCGGCTGCGTGAGCCGCTGTTCCGGGGTGAAGAACTGTGCTACACTGCGTCGCAGCCGTTTCTGAATCTGAGTTGGCCGGCAAAAAACCTGGCTTTTTATCGGTGTCGGCTGGTAAAGTTAGACTGGCCAGGCATGATTTTTGGTGAGCCGACCGAAGTGCAGGCAACAACTCTGGAAAGCTGCAACTTTCGCTATGCTACTGGCAGTCTGGTGCTGCGTGACTGTCTGCTTAAAGGAGTTGACTTTCGTTTCAGCCGGTTGCAGCGACTCGTCTTTTCGGGGGCTGCTACACTCTACGACTGCGACTTTGGCGGCGTACCTGCGCAGTCTCTGACTATCGGTAGGGACACCAATTTTGTCGGCTGCCTGCTGACGACGGTTGCTTACGGTTTGCATCTGTATCATGTCACTGTCGATGACTTGATAACGACTGCCGACCAGCGCAGTAACACGTATCTGGTGTGGCAGGAAAAAACCTATCATCTGTACCGGGATGCCTCCCGGCTGCTGCGGTCAGCGCCGCAGTTTACACGGCTGGTGTCGGCTTTGCAGCAGCAGTATCCGCCGGAGGAAAACGATGAAGATTAACGTTGCCGCGGTGGCGGCAGAGTGGCGTATTATCAGCGACTATATGTGGCAGCGTTATAACGCCGCCCCCGTTTTGCTGGACCCGTCTAGCGAGTCACTGCCGCAGTTACGGGTAGCGGTAAGCAATGTACTGCGGGTGATAGAAGCTCCCGACGGCTGCTACGAAGTCGATTGGACTGCGTACATCGCCGACACCTACCGGCGTAAGCCGCTGGCTGACTCGTGGGAGAGTCGATCATTCGTCTTTTTAGACGAATCGGATCGGCTTTGGCTTAAGCTGGTTCGTATCGGTGTCTATCTGCGGTTAATTGACGAGATTGTGCCGTATGTCGCTATTCTGTACACGGCGCAGCTTATTAAGGAGTCTGTCCAATAACTTCCCTTTACACCATTGCGGTGTATAACAGCCGCTGGCGCATATCGAACAGGAGATGTTACGGTGAAAAATTTTGACCAACATTGGCGTGAACGTCAGGACATCCCGGATGATGTAAAATATCATCTGGAACACGTTGAGGCAACCATGCGTACCATGGAATATGGCAACGCGCAGGAAATTGTCAGTAGGGTACGTAAATATCTGACTGCCTACGGAAAACCGCCTCCGGTGTTTAAGTCTAATGACCCACTTAATAAAAGTAAAGGAGAGTATCGGTTACAGTTTGTGACCGGGTACGGGTTTGGGTGGGAACGCTGGCGAGCGTATCGCGGGGATGAGGTACTTGGTGAATTTGATTGTGAGAATAACCCAAAAACTCTGGAAGAAGTGCTGGATATTCTTATCAGCACCGGAACTTTTCCCTTCAAAAAGTACGGAGGAAAATGAAACTCTACCGCCCCGGCAGCGTATGCAGCGGTGCTTTACGTCGCGCAGCTTTTAAGGAGCAAAACGCATGACTGACAACTTGCTGCCTCTAACCGACTATGAGGTTCATAAAATCGTCGATCTTTTCAGTGGTAAGTTCACTGACCCGGAAAGCCGCAGCATAAAGTGATTTTTATCGCTACCGACAGCGAGATGCTGGTGAAGATTGATGAAGATAGCGTCACGATCTATTATTCAACCAAAACCCCGCAGACAACTGTCTTTCAAACGGTTGTCGGGCAGATTATGGAACACAAACACGGCTACGTGTATACCGATCTGGTAACGAAAGTTATTGGTGACTGGTTGTTTGGTGAAGACGGAGTCTAACGATGAACCTGTTTCTGTTTGAAGTCATGTTGCCTGATTTTACTCGCCTGGGTAACGCTGTGAAGCAAAGTCTGCTGCTGCTGCCACCGCCGCTGCGGGTGTGGCTTACCACCGACAACAACGTTAAAGTATCTCTCATTCTGCAAGCTGCGGTGCAAATTCTACACGATGCGCAGCCGCGACTGACGGAAAACGACTGGCAGACGCTGTTTCGGCAGTGGGAAGCTGCCTGGCAGGCATTCCCGCACCCGGCAAAAACAGTGCAGCTTGCACTGCCGGCGGCTGCGCAGGATCGGCTGCGGGAGATCGCGCAGGCAGCGTCTGCGCAGACTCCTGTTACCGCGATTGACCCCCGTTTCACTCCCGCCGACTTTGCACTACATCTGGCGGTTATTTTTGCTTCGCGGCAGTTGAAAGAGAGGATTGCCGGCAGCTAACTGGTATGCTAAAATTGTCATCAAGAAGTCACGGAGAGTAATCAAATGTCAGACAATAACGATCAATGGCTTTTTCCCGGTGGATTAACTCTCAGTAAATCGCGTTTGCCGGCAGATGTAGTTGTCACCGGCAGCGTCAAAGCCACTGTTCTGGGGATCGTGCAGCTCGACGATCCCATCACCGGCTATTCCCGCCAGTTTGAGTACTATATTCAGCGTGCGGAGAAAAAGAGTACCCGCCAATTGCTGCATAAATGGTGTCGGCAGGAGTATGTCTACATCTGGGCGCTGCGAGTTAATCAGCTATATGAGGGAGCAAAGTGACAAACTTCAACAAAAGTTTTCCCGAAAAAATCGCTTACCTGAAAGGTTTGCTGACGCAGTTGCTGACGCTGGAACACTCGTATCGTCACCAGCTAACACTCATCCACAGTCAGTACAAAATACCGTTTTTGAAGTATTCCGCCGAAACCACGCTGACGTACCACATCTTCCGGTGGGTCGAAAGTAGCTGCCTGATCCCGTACACCGGCACCGCGACTACTACAGCCGACGTATTTGCGGCGATTGAGCGTGGCGAAGCCTTCCCCCGGCAGCCCGGTGGGTATTTCCCGGATGCAGAATGGTATACGTTTGATTCCGCCTTTCCAGCTTACAATGAATGGCTCAAAGAACAATGGGTTAAAGCGGCGTTAAGCCAGAAAGAGTAAGTTATGCAATCTGGATGTTTGAACTGTCTGACTATGCTAGGTATTATTGCCACCGCGGCGACGCTGGTGTTTGCGCCGCCGCTGGCAGCAGGGTGTCTGATCGTGTTTGTGGTGCTGATTCTGCTGTGGATGTGCTGGCAGCTTTTGCTCACTCTGGTAACTTAAGGAGAAAAGTTCAATGTCTTTGCCGGTGCAGCTACATCTGACAGCGGCAGCTCACCCGCTGTCAGTCCAACTCAAACAACAGCAGCAGTTTGCCAACCGAAATCCGGTGCGGTTAAATATCATCAACAAACCCGCTAACTGCTTCTGGACATCTTCACTGGACACCCGCGGTGGCTCAGCCTGGGCACAATTTTGCTACGACAGCGATTTTTGCCTCTATGCCAATCAAGCCTGGCTGATTTTCCCGCACCGCACCGCCAGAGTTTTAAAGTTGGCAGAAAAAGTCTTTACCGACTCCTTCCGGGAAAAATACACTTTCTGGCAGCAACGCTATCATCTGCTGGATTGGGAAGCGTTAGCTCAGGATTATGATGCTGTCTGGCTGCCGTATCGGTACGCAAGTTACCCCACCGACGTAGAGTATTACCGTGATTTTTGTGCGTGGGATGTCGAATCGACAGTCTGGCTGCGACCACGTTTTTACGCTACCTACCGCGGCAAATTTGATTTTAAAGTTTACGAAAGAGTTGACAATGATTGCTAATCGGCAGCATCTGACGGCTTCTCAGGTAGGAAGCGTAGTAGCTTTTTTCAGTCAGTTTGCGCTTAAATTCCCCGAATATCCGCCGCCACTGGCGGAGATACACATCACACCCGACTCTGACGAAGACTGGGCCGACCTGTCAGATTTAGATTTGTCTGCGCTGCTTTGGGATTACCGCAGTTTCAGTGACTCGATTCTGGAACGAATTATCTTTAAAAATATGCTGCTGAATGGAGTTATGTTTCGCACCGCGGTGTTGAGAGATGTGTCTTTTTACCACACTGAGCTACGAGGTGTCGGGTTCCGCAGTGCTGTGCTGGAACGTGTCTCGTTTTACGGTGCCGTGCTGAGAGATGTCTGGTTCTATCGTGCCACGTTAAACACCGTCAACTTTTACGGCGCTTATCTAAAAAACGTGAAGTTTGATATAACAGACTTAAATAAGGTTATCGGAATCCGGCAGTTTGACGCGCCACACTCTCGCAACAATAACCCAATCAATGCCTGGTATGTTGACGAATATGGTTGCCTGGCTGAGTCAGGCACCCTGATGATTAATCAGGGCTGCTTCACCGGCACCCTGCTAGAAGCGCAGAGAATGTCTGTGCGGGAATACAACAACCCGCAGCGGCAGGCACTGGCGCTCAAAACGCTGGAAAAAGTTGAGAAAGAGATGCTGGCATGACTAACAGTTTGCTATTCCTAACCTCCGCTGAGGTTCGTCAAATTATCGCTTTTTTCGGCAGCAAGTTTGCCGACCCGGAAAAACGCAGCTACAACAATCCGCCGCTGGCGGATTGTGATCTGTGGGAGTTAGACTTGTCCCGGCTAGATTTGACAGGTATCCCGATTCACTGCTGCGATTTTTCTCGTTCAGTTTTTTGTTACGCGAACCTGCGTAGCGCGAGCTTGCGTGCCGCGAACTTTGTTGACGCGAACTTTACTGGCGCAGACCTGTATGGCGCGGACTTGACGATTTGCGTAAAACTGTGTGGCGCGAACTTTGCTGGCGCAAACATGACTGCCGCAAAGCTGTATGGCGCAAACATGACTGGCGCGAACTGCGCTGACGCAAACCTGACTAACGCAATCCTGACTAACGCAAACCTGCGTGGCGCGAACTTCGCTGGCGCGAACTTCGCTGGCGCGACTCTGCGTGGCGCAGACGCGACTGGCGCGAACTTTGCTGGCGCAAACCTGCGTAGCGTGGACTTGAAAGGTTCTCTGGTAGAGAACACGCTGCTGCGACAGTTTGATGCCCCTCACGACCGTACCGGTAGCAAAATTTACGCCTGGCTCGTTGATAGTAACGGGCGTGTCGCAGAGCGTGGCAGGTTGATGTTGAATCAAAGCTGGTTTAACGGCACCGTAGAGCAAGCGCAAAAATGGGCACAGCACGAATACCGCGCTCACCCGGATCGTCTGGCACTGGCTTTGCAAACTATTGAGCGCGTCGAGCAGGAGATGCTGGCATGAGTTAAAAAATTCGGTACGAACTGCTTTTAGCTGCCAACGCAGCCACAGCTAACATGCTGAAAGCGTTAAACCAGTTTAAAGACACGATAGCAGTAATTGCTGATGAATTGTTCGTAAGGAGAAGATTAAAATGACACGCGACTACCTCAGTATTGGCCCGACACCGGCGGAAGAACCGTGTGAGCAGGTGCCTTACAGTAATCCTACTGCTGCGCGTAATGAATGTGCAAACTACATTCGCCACTTGCAGCGACATTATAATGTATCGCCTGCCGACAGTACTATCCAGTATCGAGTTAAAAGCAATCCGCATGACTTTGGCGCTTATTATGAAGTTGCTATCTATTTTGATGACGACGACGATGACGCGGTAGACCTGGCTTACGAACAGGAAGACGGATTGGGTTTCTGGCTGTCGGAAGAAGTCGGTACCGCGTTTGCCGACACTCAACACCTGCTGGTGATCGAAGAACGCCTCTCTAACCGTGATTATCGAGTACGGCAGTATCCTGAAAAAACGTCGCTGCGAGTCACTATCAGCGACTTGATGAAACTCCGGTATGTGCCGGAAAAAGCAAGCTGGAAAAAGTGGGGGTGGGAAGGAGAATTTCCTGGCTATGCGATTGAAATCAGCGCTACCGGTAACTTGAGTGTTGTTAAAGCAGGTGAAACAGTTACTGCGCTGTCTAAGTCGCTGCCGACACACACCAGAGGCAGCGTATTGCGTTTTCAGACAACAGAAAACCTGACAGCGGACGAACTGCGGCAGTGGTTAACGGAAACGCTGGCAGCGCTTAACCGGGTAGACAAAGGAGAGTGATATGCAGTCGGATAATTTAATTGAGGTATTTCGTACCACGCGGTGGGATAACACCGTCAACGTCAAAGAGTCGCTGCTGGAAAAGGAAGAAGTTCGCTGGTTGCAGCGCGGGTATCCGTTTATCGTCAGTGATGACGGGCGGTACCTGATTTTTCTTGCCGGCGGAGCGCTAAATGCTGATGAAGTCTGTCAACTGGCAGGCGTACCTAAATGTTCACTGCTGCTGCTCAAGGAAGCTTTGCCGTCGCAGTGCCGGCAGGCAGCAGGTATGCCTGTCAATGTCTGGCAGTTCAGTTCCGTTACTCGTGATAAAATTCAGGATAACTGGCTGCCAACAAAAATGACACCCTTTCCCGCCAGCCCGAATGAATACTATGTGCAGGAAATTCTGAATCTGGCAGACGACGGCGCTTTCTGGATTACAGAAGATAACCACATCGTTTGGAGTCGCAATCTGCTGTGTGGGTGGGTATTTCACTACCGGCAGTTTCAAAACCTGACTTTCAACAATGTTAATCTGTATCTGTGTGATCTGACAGGCAGCCAGTTCTTCAAGTGTCAGTTTGCGACGACTCAGTTTAGAGCAGTTAATGGCTTTGAAACTCGCTTTGTTGACTGCAATTTTCGGGCAGCGAAGCTGGATGAAGTTGCGTTTAACTATGCTATTTTGCTAAGCTGCGATTTACGCAATGTTCGGTTTGCTGACAAAGTTTCGTTTCAATACGCAGGACTCGATAGCTGTATTTTTGGTGATAACGTGGTGCTGGCAGAGAACCCGTTTGACTTTTTCAAAACCACTATGTACAATTGTCGGCATTGTCACGCTGTAACCGAACAGAACACCTGGGTGATGGTGCTGGAAATGCCACACCCGGAGTATGACGATGTAAGTGAAATGCAAGTCTTTTCACAAACCGATAACGCGGTATTGCAGAACACGCTGCTGAACTTTGTGCAAAACATTCTTTTGAATAGAAAGAGAA